AAACTTCGCCTCTGGAAAATCCACCTTGCGCAGCAAACCCATGCCCAGCACCCGCGTATAGAAATCCAGCGAACGCGCCGGATCCTTCACCCGCAACATCGTGTGGTTGAACACGTAATCCTGCGTGACGGCATCGGGCGTGGTGCAGACACCGGGTTGGGTTTCGCTCTGGAAGGACATGGCAGGCTGCTCGTGAGGAGTGGTCAGGCAGTTTAAAAAGCCGCCGGGCGGGTGAGGTAATACCGGATTACTACGGCGCGGACTGTAGGAGCGCGCTTGCCCGCGATCTGCCGGGAACCCGCAGCGAACCCTGCCCACGCGGTGAGTCTGAAGCTCGGTGTTCGCGGGTTTTACGGCGGGTTTGCCGCCGGTCGCGGGCAAGCGCGCTCCTACACAGGGTTGGCTTATACCCACGTAGTACTGCGCTACTATTTATAGGTTCGGTAAGAGACTGTTTTTACGGGGGTTCGCAGTCTTCCCCAAAACCTCCCCAATATATCCCCAAAACCCTCCCCAAAAATCAGGCGTAGGCGACGTCGATCCACTCGGTGCCCCGCCCATCCTTGTAGAGCTCGGTCATGGCGGAGTTTTTGTGTCCGAGCAGCTTCTGAGGGTTCCGGCCTTCCTTTTCATGAAGCCGTGCAGACAAAGACCGCATCTCATGGAACGAGGGCGGGGCACCTTCGAAAAGGATTTCCGCCTTGGCCGCCGCTTTATCCCGCGCCGCTGCGAACCCAACGGTAAGCGCATTCAACGATACGGGATTGCCTGCGGTCGTGCTGGTCGACTTTCTGCCGTGATGCACCAGGTGCTTCGACACGACGCTATCGCGGCACTTCTTGATCAGGTCCTTCAGATTGAGATCGGCGCAGGCCAGGGTGAGGGCTGTGCTGATCCGCAGCCTGGTGCCGGTCTTGGACTGGACCACGTGCAGTGCCTCGTCGTGCACGTCCTTGAACTGCATTTTATGGATGTCATCGCGGCGCTGCCCGGTAAGCAGGGCGATTTCCATTGCCCGCTTCAGCCAAGTGGGCGCTTCGGCGTGGATGAGCAGCCAGAACTCAAAGCTCAGCCGCTGACGCTGGACCTGGGTACGCACCGCGCGCGTGACCGCTACCGGGTTGGTTTTGGCCCAGCCCATCGCCATGGCTTCGCGGAACAAGTCGTGGAGGAGGGAGCGCATCGCTTTCGCCATCTGGGCCTTGCCTTCAGCTTCCATCGCCTTCACGTAGGCCGACACGTCAAACGTGCTGATCTCCTTCAGATCCATTTCCCCGAAGTGCCGCTCGAGTTGATTCAGCCGGCGGCCGATCGTGGCTACGCTGGAAGCGGCGAGCCCGCGCTTGGCGTACTCCGTGCGGTATTCGACGACCCATTCTCTGAATGTTCGCCGCGGGCCTTCCGCAATGCGGTCAGAGAGCTGGTTGGGATAGGACGACCTCAGAATCATGTTCTGGGTGTGCGCTTCGTGAATTGCAGAATCCTTGTCCGTGCCCAGGCCATACACGCGACCCGTTTCCGGATCGCGGTAGGTGTAATAGGTCTTGCCGTTGCGAGAGTCGGTCTTGCGGTAGAGGTTCGCCGGGAGGTCCTTGGAACCTGATTTACGCGGCCTTGGCGCCATGTCGGTCTCTCGCAATGCGTCTGGCCAGCGAGCCAGGTTTCAGATACTGGGCGGAAAGCTCAACATAATAGCTGCGCCCGTGCTTGAGTGGTGCAGGGAAGATGAAGCCCTCGCGCGCCCACTTGCGAAGGGTGCTGAGCTTCGGAGGAGGGTCGAAATTCGATTCGCCCCATTTCTCCAGCGATACCTTGGCCATGTTGGCTACCTCCGGGGTCTATGCGGGGTTGAATGGTTGCGCAAATTTCGCGATGGTCGCTTCGAAGCGTGCGGCCAATGCCGCGTTTACCTCGGCCTTCGCGGTGCTTTCGTCGGTGCCCTTGGCGCGATGCAGCTCCTCGTATAGGCGCAGAGTGGCGGCTGCCTCGGTCAGGTCGGCGAGCAGCGCTGCGTTTGCTTCCATCGCGCCGCGCTGGCGACCGACAGAGTACGAGGCGTCCTGAAACCGGATTGCTTCGTCACCCAGCAAGCCGATTCGCTCAAGGTGCTGCGCATGGATGCGCTCGATGAGGGCCTGGTCTTGCTGATGGATAGGGTTTTCTCTGGACATGCGTATCTCCCGCCCACTTCGGAAAGCAGGCTATAGTGGTCTGTTGGAAATAGCCGCTCGTCGGAACGCGAGCACTATCAAGGAGTTGGCTGCTCAATGAGGTAGCCAAAGGAAATGGAATTTATGCGACCGAAACCTATTGATTCACCAAACGCGCTCGACCTCGTCAAGGAGCTGGATGACGCAACCGAGCAGATGATGGCTATCGGAGTCGACCAGGTCGGCACGCCTCAATGGCAGGAAGCCTTCGAGCGACAGCAGCGCGCCTTCCGAGGTTGGCGCGACTATCTGTATCTCAAGGCGGACGAGAAGCCGCCCGCGCGGCTGCTGAGCATCGCCTGATCGCCCGCCGTACACCGGCAGGCATGTGGATGATGGGAAAGGGGTTAGGCGTCCTTGAACGGGACGACGTTTTCAAGCTCGCGGCGAACGCCGCCGGATTCCCGGAAAGCTTTCCACTCTGCGTGGTGGGCGGGGCAGTAATCTATGTCGATGCCAACTTTGGCTGAGTGATACCCGCAGATCGAGCGGTCGCAGGTTTTGCCGTCGCCTACTGGGTAATCGCAGAGATTTAGTCCCACGTCGCCGCATTCGGCGCTGTGCGGTCCGAGCTGGCCGCACATGACGCCGATCTTGCGCCGGTCTTTGTCGTGTATGGCGTAGCAGGTCATGCCGCCTCCTTTGCGCCGATTTTGGCTGCGGCTACGGTGATGGCTCGCCGAAGGGCACCGACACGCCCTGACTCATCAACCCATCCGATGATCTCGCCGATGCCGCGCCGGTCCGCGCAGACGTAAAGCCCTTTAGGGAACCACTCGACATTGATGTCAAGCGTGGCCGCAAGCCTGAAGGCATCGCCATCCTCGGAAAGAGGGCGCCACAGCCGAGAAGTCTTGCGATTGCCGATCCGCAGGCAGTTGCGCCTGGATTCATAGCAGAGGATTGGGCCTATGCCTGCCGCCCTGGCTGCCATCTCAAGCAGAGCTTGGTCGGTCATGCCGCCTCCTGCCCAACAGCAATGGCGCGGGCCTGCTGCTCGGTACTGCGCATCAGGTGCTGGACCTTGCCGTCACATTCAACGTCCACCCAGAAGAAACCGGCGAAGCGGTATGGGCCTTTGATGATGCGGGTGATGGTCATGGCGTCACCCGCTTGAACTCGACGACCCAGACCCAAGGATTCTCGTCCCAAGACTCAGAGCCGTTGATGGATTGCCACAGATCGCGCCAAGCGCTCAGCAGCGTAGGCCTGCCGCCAGCGCCTGAGCCCGCATGACACATGTCATACCGATCCTGCCCGTCGGCTAGCGCGTCGAGATCGATGCCCTCGGCCTCGATTTGCGCGGCGCTGATGTCCTGTAGGCGCACGACGCGCACGGCGGTGATCTCCAGCAGGATGCGGGAGGCCGCGCGGGGCATGTGGATGCTGGGCTTCCAAGTTGCTGCCCATTTGCGCACGCCGTCTTCATTGAGGTCGGCGCCGTAGATGTATGGTTCCGAGATCGGTGGCCGGCAGTTGGCAGAGGGTGCGAACGTCTCGCGCACCCAGAGCCGCCCGCCCGGCTTGCCGTATGGGCAGAAATCGACGATGTAGCTCAATGAGTTGGCATCGATGGAGCCTGACTCGGGCAGGTCATAGCATTCGCCGAGTTTGGCGCCGTATCCGATGTCGCGAATCGCGCGTTGGTTCAGCGCTCTGCGCGTCACAGTCTTCCGGCCTTCCAGGATGGCGCGCACCATAGGCGCCGAGAACAGGATCGGGCGTTCTTTAATGCTGCTCATCGGTCACCTTCTCGAAGTAGAACACCACCGGCGCTGCCGTCTCGACGATCAGGCCATACGCCTTTGCAAGCCGGTAGATGGGGTGGTAGAGGTTGAGGCTGTTGACGTGCCCTGCCAGCCATTCGCGCCATCCTTCAAGCGTTTGGCGACCTTTGCTCAGATTGCACGGGGCGCACGCTGGCATCATGTTGGCGACCGCGTGATTCCCGGGCTGCTCAGCCTTTCGATCATCACCAAAACGGATCACGGGCTCGAAGTGATCAGCGTGCCATCGATCGCCGAGCTCAACCCCGCAGTACGCGCAGCGGCCGCCGTATTTCACGCGGACCTGCTCGCGCTCATGTTTCTTCAGGCGCACAGTTTCTCCTTCGCCACGCATAGGCGCAGCAGGCAATAGGGATAGGGTGGGGAGGGTTGTAAACGAATGCGCCCGCTGCTACTAATCAGCAAAATGGATTCTGAGGTTCGCAATGTTTGAGCGTTACGATGAGCAGGCTAGAGATAGAAAGCTTTCGGTGCTGGTCGCGCTGATTGCGCTTGCACTCTGCGCTGGCTCCGCCTTCTATGGCGCCTGGTGGATGAGTTCGGTGTCCGCCATTTTCGCGCTCGTCTTTGGCATTCCTCCGATTTTCTTTGGAAAAGAACGGTTTGAAAAAACCGAGCGAGTGCTGAGTTGGATTGGAACTTTCGGACCGCTTGGATAGTAGAGACGTCCAAAATAGACAGTTTGTTATCCCTGTAACCCATACAGGTTACTTTTCGAGCTGTAACCTCTGGAGGTTACTTTGGGGTTGGTCAGATGTGTTCGAGGAGCCGACGGCCGATCCAGCGCACGACCGGGACGGCCTTGCTATTACCGATCGCCTTGTAACGTGGGCCGTCTGGGCATTCGGCGGCGGGCTTGCCGCGCCAAGGGATGAGTGTGTAGTCGTCGCGAAATCCCTGCAGGCGCTCGCACTCGACAGGAGTTAGCCTTCGGACTGCTGAGCCAGATTGAACGGCCTGAACCTCGGCCCGAGCTTCAAGCGTGTAGGCATGGTCCGCTTGAACGCCTACTCCGTCCGGGCCGCTCGTAGGGTTAGTGCGAAGCGCTCCAGCCTGGATTGAATGCGTCACGATTGGCTGGCCGCGCCCCGTTCCGTCTTCGCTACCGTCGAAGCCTTCGGCCTTTAGTGTGTGGGTCACCTCGCCGGTTATGCACACCGCGACCTGGCCGCCGGCGTTGGCGTGGCTGGCGCTGTGGTTCATTGCTCGCAGGGTGGGCGAGAGCGAACCTGCGTCGGCGCCGTGATCCTTGCAGCTGAAGGCAAGGATGGCGTTCTCTTGACCGTGGTTGCGCCCGAGCGGGTGGGCCTTGTTCTGCAGAACGTCGGGGTCCTGAGTGCCGTGCACCACCAGCAGGCCGGCCTCGGCGTCTTGCTGGGTTGCGCTGCCAGCCGCCTTTCCGCTGGATTGAAGCGTGCCGGCGACCAGGTGATTCGCCATTCCGTGATCGACATCGGCGCCGCCGTCTGTGCTCCGCAGCGTGCCGGCCAGATCTTGACCGGGCTGGACAAAGAACGTCTCGCTTTCGATGTCCATCCGAGTATCTTTCGCCGTGAGCGTGGCCGACCGCTCGATTGAACTTGCCAGGCTGTGGCCGCCGAACGCCGGTATGCCGCCGAACATGGTCACCGCCGGGCCTTCGTCGCCCTCGCAGTTCATGCAGCCGTAGTGGCCAAGCTCTTCGGGGAAGACGTGTCCGCATCCGCACTGGAGCGCAGGGCCGAATGGAGCTGTTCCGGTAACGTCTTGCCCCTCGCCTCGGCGCGGCGCAGTATCCCGGCGCACGCCTTCGCGCTCAAAAAGTACCTCAAGGGGATCGAACCCTCTTCGAGCACTTGAGACAACGAACACACGGCGCCGTCGTTGGGCCAGGCCGAAATATTGGGCGTCCAGGATCCGCCACGCGACTGTTCTTTTGGGTCCATACACACAACCAGCGTCCGTCCACCGCTTCCCTGAAGGCTGCAGTTCGCAGTCTTCCCCAGCAAGCGCGCCAAGAAAGCATCCGAAGGCGTTTTGCTTGTCGGAGAGGACACCAGGGACATTTTCCCAGACGGTGACGACTTCGGATTCGCCTCGACGGGCGCGAACATGGTCAATTGCATCAGCGAGCTCCACGTATTTGATGGTGAGGGCGCCGCGGGGATCGGCGAGGCCTTCGCGCATACCGGCAACGCTGAAGGCTTGGCAGGGTGTTCCGCCGACGAGCACCGCCGGCGCCTTGATCTTCCCGGCGAGCACCAGGGCGGCGAGCTTAGTCATGTCGCCGTGGTTCTTCACCTTAGGGTAATGGTGAGCCAGCACCGCAGAGGGGAAAGGCTCGATCTCGGCGAACCAGGCCGCTTCCATGCCCAGTGGTTCCCAAGCTGCAGAGGCAGCCTCGATTCCACTACAGACACTTCCATAAGTGATCTTCATGTATAGCTTCCCGGGCTGGTATAGTACGGTTTAAACGGAATCGTAAGTTTTAGGGAGTGTGGAAATGGCTAATTGGTTTGAAGACAATCCAACCAAAAGCGTTATTGCCTATACGTTCGTCGTTGGTGCAGTCGTATGGGGCGTTTCAAACTTTGTTTTGGATGAAAATAAAGTCAATTTCTATAAGGCAGTGTCAGCGCAGTACGAGGCTAAAGTCTCAGTGCTGGAAAGTGAGGTATCGAATTTGAAGACCGAGAATGAGAGGTATCGTTCTTGGCTCTCGCAAGATCCAAAATCATTCCCAACGCTGGAGTCAAAGATTAAGAATCTTGAAGTAGCACTCGATGAGGCTTCCAGGCGCCCGGCGATCAAGACGGAAGACAAAGCTCCTGATACCCAGCTTTATGACTTTACTAAAAGTTTTTACAAGGGTGAGTCTTTCGTTGATCCTAAGACAAAAGCGGTAATTGGTGTTTCTGAGGTTACACCGGATTATTCTGCCAATGTCGTGTTGTTCTTGCCGGGCGGAGAAAAGAAAGAGCTTACTGGCGTCAAGCCTGGTACTACGTGGGTCTTCGACAAGGGTGGTAAGAAGTACAACTTGACGTTGGAAAGTGTTAATTGGTTGAATAACGGCTTGAAGGCTTCTGTCTCTGAGGTTTCGGAGGAGTGACGCTGTCGTCCTTTAGAATGGGCTTTGGCAGCGATGGACGCCCGTCTGCAACTGTAAGCCTCAGGGCGTCCTTCGGTGCAATGATGAAGCGGCAGAATTCATCCCATGAGAATCGGTTGTTAGACCCCGTCCCTATATCCTGGGTGGATTTCAAGCGAGTGGGTAATGGCCTACGCTTACCGCTCCACAGGAAGGGAGAAGGTCATGAGCGACGGCAAGGGAAAAGTGATCGCGGCCGAGTTGCATGAGAAGCAAAAGCGGGACGCTATTAGAAGGCTGCTCAGCCTGACTCCGGACGAGTTCAATGCTTGGGTGACCGGGATCTACGGGGCTGATAACGGTTACGGGTATTCGGTTTACTTCTCAGCGAATACGCCACCGAGCGTCAGAGAAAAAGTCCCTGGCCTGAAGAGCCAGTTGTTCCTGCACACTGGCCCCATTGCTGTTGGCAAGGCTGAGTAGAAAGCGCCTGGTCTCCAGGATCACTCGGGAGCGTGCTGAAACTGGCGACATGATCGAGGCGACCAAGCGCCATATGCCGTGTGGTAGAAATCAAGGTTTGGCCTACGCTTACCGTTTTGAAGCGGAGGCGGCCATGAGCGAAGACAGATCTGAGGCGCTTGAAACTGCCCTGAAGGCAGTGCTGAAAACACTGAAAAAGCGGGGTGCCGATTTTAACGTTCTGGCTCAAGAGGCTTTTGCCGAACTGGCCCGCGCGCCCATCGGATGCCAACTTGCAGCAGAGGCGTTTTACGAAATCGAGATTGCAACGGATGCTGTCCTAGAGCCCGCCTTTGAGACAGTTTGAACAAATCCGCTATGTTCTGGAGTAACCAATCAAGGAGAACTGGTTATGACCTGCGTCATTTGTGAGTTGAAGGACAGAGAGATTTCGACTGTTGGCCAATTCTCGGTCCGGCAGTGCAAGGAGTGCGGCTATTACGGGATGCCTGAAGAGCTTTTTCAGCAGCTTCAGGCGACCGGTCAACGACTCAATGTCGAAAGAACCAAGGCCTTCTTGAAGTCCCGCACACAGAGCCAGCAGCCGCCGTGGATATCCGTTGAGGATGCCGTCTGTCATTCGCTGATTGAGCCGGCTGATGCGATGGTGTGATCAGGCCGCTTTGCGCTTTGCCTCGTATTCATCCCAAGCAGGGTGATCAACCTGAGCGACGTACCAGATCAGTTCCCCATCACCCTCCTGATCGCGAACCGATCCGCCGTATTGGCAGCCGGGAAACCTGAACTTGGCCGACATGGTTATGCGCGGATATCCCGCTTGAATGTCGGAAAACTCCAGGTCTGGCCGATCCTTTAGTTTCTTCTTGAATGCCTCGCCCCGTTCATCCAGTTCGGCGATCTGCCGATCATGGGTGTCTTTGCAGCCTTGGTCGCAGTAGGCGCGTCTGCCGTCGTAGACAATAATCAGCGGGTTGCCGTGATCATCCTCAGCGTCTTCGTAGAGCTGCGTTTCACACTGGCTGCAGTACAACCACCAGCCTTGTTCGTGATAGGCCTTGGCCGGTATAAACGGCAGGCCCGCGAACTGATCCGCCCATTGGGCGCGCCTGCAGAAACTCACCTCGTTGAATTCCAGCCCCATCTCATTCCCGCCTTCACGACGTGCGGTGGCGCTGTTGGTTGCAAAGGTGATGACGTGCCCACCTTCGGAGTCTTCCCCGACGTGGTAGGCCTTCAGTGGTTTGTCGGTCATGAGCGCGATCCTCCGAAAGATCGGTGGCGAATAGGTTGGTTGAACTGCCATTGCTAGGGGCTGCCAAAATAGGCACACCACCGAGGAGACACGGCAATGGCAGAAGAAAAGAAAGAACCGCCAAAAGAGGACGTTCCAGCTCACTCCACTGAGAAAGAGAAGGAACGGCTCAAGGACTTTAACAAGGACGGAATTCCGCCTGGTTCGTGCTGAGGCCGGCCACATGGCCCGCTGCTGGCAAAGTTTCGAGCGGTGGGCTATACGTGGTGACCGGCATAGAGACGTCAAGGAGCGCGATCCCAGATGGATGAGCTAGTAAAAGAAGTGATACCTCTACTGCAATATCTGATCCCGGGCTTTTTCACTGCTTGGATTTTCTACTCTCTGACTGCCTTCAAACGTCCCGATACTTTCGGTCAGATAGTGCAAGCATTGATCTTTACCTTCGTGATTCATGGGGTAGTAGCGGGTATTGGCAAACTGCTGCTTTACATTGGAACCAAGGGGCATGCATGGGGCGTTTGGGACCAGGAAGCGATCACCATCTGGACCGGCGCCATGGCCATAGTCATTGGGCTATTGTCTTGTTTTCTTGCGAACACCGACAAACTGCATGGTGTTTTGAGGTCTGCTGGGTTCAGCTCACAAACGTCATATCCAACCGAGTGGTACAGTGCATTTTCTAAACACAAGAGATTTGTGGTATTGAATCTTCTGGATGGAAGGCGTATTTACGGCTGGCCACTTGAGTGGCCGAGTGAACCGTCTCAAGGCCAATTCGTACTGCACGAACCGTCCTGGCTAAAAGATGACGGAACAGAATGCCCAATGCCCGCAGAGCTCTTTGTGATCGATGTGTCCAAAGTAGAGTGGGTTGAATTCACACCAAAGACGTGGACTTAATCATGACCAGCAAAAGACCTTCACCGCCCCCAGCCGGAGTAACCCGACCAGGGCGATCTCCTCAAACAAACAACGCGAATCCACCGGCCCCTACCAGCGTTCGGCCGCCGGCACCTGCAGCACCGCCAGCTAAGAAATGAATTTTGGCGATAGAATTTCATCCCCTGAATCGCGCTCAATCTCTCGGCGCGATTCATGCTCAAACATCCGCGCCACGTTTTCGCCAATCGTGACTTTGTGGCGCGGGCTGCCCACCGCCTCGTATGACAGCGTCGGCCCGAGCGCATGAGCGTTCAGGATCAGGTTCTGCACCGCCTCGCTGATCTCCTCGATGTCGTTCCAGGCCATCAGCTCTTCAAGCTTCTGCCGGGTGCCGGTCCGTAGCCGGTGGCGCAGCTCCTTCTCGTCGAACTCCTTGCGCTTCTTCGCCGTCTTGGCGCTGCGCTCTTTCTGCTCCATGGGCATGAATCGCCTCCTTCAAGCCACTAGCGGGCAAATGTATGTGTTCCTGCCGCCTGCGCTGGGCGACGAGTCTGCTGATGCGCTTCATGCGACCTTCACCTGATTCCATGCACCGGCAGCGGTGAAGACCTTGGCGGCCATTTCCTCATCCAGCGATACGGCAGCAGGAATGGCGATCCAGCCGTACGCAACCAAGTGCTTCGGATTACAGCTGTCGCGCAGCTCGGTGTAGTGGTGCTCGATCGCTTCGGTGAGCTGGCTGGCCAGGTGGACACCGACCGGTGCAATCTCCACCGACTTCAGGTACTCGCTGCCATCCTGGCTGACGCACATGCCGGCGATGTAGATCGTCCAGTTATGCGACACGTCGAAGATGGCGTCGACGATCTGACGGCTGCGGATGACCCGGCAGGATTTCCAGTTGAACATATGCTGCCGGCCACAGGGGTCGATGTTCACAACGCAGACGTGGTTGGTGCTTAGGATGGCTCGGCATGAGCGCTCAATCCGCGTGCGAAGGCTGTGCGGTTTACGCTTGCTCATATCGCCTCCGCCATTTGCCGGAGCCGCCGACGCTCGGCGAGCGACATCGGCCGCGGTTTGCGCTTGAGCACCGTTTCAGGGTCTACCCAGTCCCGGCGTTTAGGCGGGATCGGCTTACCGGTGAAGCAGGCGCCTTGGGTCACTCGCCCGCCGGCCTGCTCGTAAGCCGCCATAGCAGCGGCAAACTCGGCTGATTTGCTGAGGGTGGGGGCATCAGGGCTCAGGCTGAAACTGATCATGCGGCTTTACTCCTCAGCTTCTGCTCGTACTCGTCCACCAGCAGCTTGAACTGCCAGAGGTCTTCTTCGAGCTTCTCGATGTAGTTGTCGTCGCGTTTGAACTCCTGCCACCAGAGCTGGCGGCCAGCGGGGCGCAGATCTGGGCAGTACATCCCGATATGCCACCACTTACGGCCGGTGATCCACATGCAGCCCTGAACCTGATCCATGATCTCGCTGGCGTCGTTATCGATGTGGAAGGAGCGAAGCTTTTCAGGGGCAAGGAAGCATTTGTACTCGCTTCCGCCATCCTCGCCGATGAAGCCGTCCGCGCTGGCGCCAAATGCGCCGTCGTCGGTTTTCACCAGGCCAACCTGAGTAACGATCAGGCCAGTCTGGATTTCGTGTTCCATTCGAGCTTCTGGCTCAAGTTCATGGCCGCGCTTCATCTGCCAAGTCTCGAAGCCGCCGTCCAGGGGCTTGCCGCTGATCCGCTCGACCGCCAGCTTGAAGGCATAGTCCAGGGCCTTCGAGGTCGGCTCGCCCTTGTTGGGGCCAGATTTGAGTTTTGCACGGGCATCGCCGAACATACTGGCAGTGATGACACCGGCGCGCGCTTCATGCCATTCGGCTGAGCCCTGGGCGCAGTTGACGATGATCATTCCGATACCTCCTCAAACTCGACTTCGTCGTCGGATGGGGTTTCAAGCGGGGCGCCGAAGTCATCAGCGGCTGGTTCAGGCTCCGGGTCAGGCTTAGCTTCTGCTGCCGCCTTGAGTTCGGCGCCGCGGGCCCCCACAGCAGCCTTGAATGAGTCATAGGCCTGCATGTCTTTCAGGCCCTGAATCTCTTTCACGCCGGTCTTCCATACCTCGGTCAGTGATTCCGGGGTTGCAGCGGCCAGTGCCTGATCAACCCATTTTTTCGCCAGTTCAGGGTCGGTCGGTGCCTGGGCGGGTTGGTGCGCCTGCTCCTGAGGTCTAAGCTCTTCCGGCAGGTCTTCGATGTCCTGCGTGAAGATGTCCGAGGCAGCGGTGACGTTGAGCGTCATCGCGATCATGGCGCGCTTGCAGGCCATCTTCAGGATGGTGTTTGCAAGATCGGCGGGTTCGGTGCGCACCTGGTCAACCGAGTTGCCGTTTTTGTAGAACTTCTTCCGGCGCATGTTTTCGGGAGTGGCGTCGAGTTCGGCCTTACATGCGGCACCACGCCACTTGTATTTCTCTTCACCGGACGAGCACTCGCCAACGCCTTCGCCCAGCACCACGCCAGTAGTTTGGTGACGCCCGACGCAAGTCACGCGGTAGCGCGCAGTGCTGTCGTTCGACAGGTCTTCGATGCGGTATTCCTGCGCAACCCGAAAGGTGACACACAGGACTTCGGCGCCCGGCTTGTACAGGGTTGGCTTCGGGGTGCCCGGGATCGTGCCGTAGTGCGTCTCGCGCTTCATGATGCCTTGCATCACTTCCTGCACCAGGTTCACACGCTGGCGAATCTCGACAGCCGAGAAGCGGTGAACCTCGGCGGCGGTCAGGCCCGCACTTTCGCGGACCGGCATTTGGATGAGTTCGTTCATGGCGGCCTCAGTAGGTGATGGCAATGTTGGGGATCTTGCGTTGGGCAATCAGCACGACTGCTTGGCGCGCGCATTCTTCAGGCATGCCGCCGTCGATGAATGCGCGCAGGGCGGCGCCGTTGATCTTGGCTTTGTGAGCCTTGTCGGCCTCGCGAGCAGCCGCCAAACGCTGTTCTTCTCGAGTTGCTGCTTCTTGCCGTGCAACCTCAGCCAAGCGGGCGCGCTCGGCGGCCTCAGCCTGCTTTCGCTCTGACTCTGCTTTCTCGCGCTCTGCACGCTCCACAGCGGCAACGCGATCAGATTCCGCCTGTATCAGCGCCTGCTGGTGCCGGCGCTCGTCGTCGATCTTCTGCTGCGCGGCACGCTGCTCGGCTTCGATCTTCTCGCGCTCTGCCTGTGCGGCTGCTCGCTCGGCTTGCTCTGCCGCCAGTTTCAGCTCCAGCTCGCGACGATCTGCAGCGGCCTTGGCATCAGCCTCACGCTTGATGACGGCATCACGTTCGGCTTGGGCACGCTGTTCTGCTTCGATTCGAGCCCGCTCAGCAGCGGCGCGAGCAATCTCTGCCTCGCGGTCGCGCTGAGCCTGGGCTTCTGCTTCGGCGCGGAGACGGGTAAGCTCAGCCTGATCGGCCTCATAACGCTGGAGCTCAGCGTGGGTCGCTCGAAGCGCCTTAATGGCGAGATCCTTAGCGCCGGCGGCTTCAGTCTTGAACTCCTCCCACTCATCGCCGATCTCGACAGCCTCAGCTTGGTCAATCAGGCCTTGGACATGAGCTGACGTTTCGTTGGCGAGATTCAGTGGTAAGCCTCGCAACCACTCCAGTCGGTCATTGTGGCTTTCAATGCGCTTATCCTCGGCCGCTTGCCAGTCGTCCAGAGGCTTGCGAACCTCCGCTTGCCAGGATTCAAGAAGATCCCAGACGCGCTTGCGTTCGGCGTCGATGCGCTTCGGCACTTCCTTTTGCTCAGCCGACAGGGCCTTGCCGACCTTTTCGAGCAACGTCTTCGACTGGGCGATCTTGTGCGCCATCGACGCGTAAAGCTTGCGACCCTTGAGAGTTGTCAGCTCTGGCAGGGTGGCGTTAAACGCATCAACTTCGACGCGAATCTGCTGTAGCCATGGGTCCAGACCGTTCGGCACGCTGTAGACGGCCAGGGCGGTTTCTTGCGGCGGCGCAACGATCAGTTCTTTTTCTGCGGACATGATTGCTCCTTGCGCCATGCCGTTACCGGGGCGCTGCGTTTGAATGGGGCAGGGGGTGAATCAGTGCGGTGCGTAAGCGCTGGCGATCATCCAGGCGGTGCAGAGCAAGAGGGTGAAGAAGCTGCCGCGCCAGAATGCCCAGCGTTTGGCTTGCTGCCGGGTCACTGACATGGCTTTGGCCTCGCAATCGGTCGACGCTTCAGCCAATCAGCCTTCATGGGGAAGGGCAGGTCGGCTACGCGCATGCCTGGCGGGAAGCTGAACGTACCGCGAACCCGCGCCGCTGCCTCTTCAACTTGTTCATCCACGATCGATTTAACCGGTGAAGTCGTCATACCGAACCTCCTTGCTTGGCGAGTACCGCTTCCATCTGGCCCATGGCGATGCGCAGGCGGGCGGGCAGGGCGGCGAGTCGTTTGCGATCCCGCGCAGCGCACTGAGCGAAGAACTCGGCAGCATCAGCGTCGAACCAGTCATCACTGGCGCCGCCGTCAGCCGATCTGAGCATTCGCTCATCCATCAGCCGCGCCTGGGCGCTATCCGCGTAGCTGGTGCTCATGATGCGAGCCTGACGCGATTGCGAGAGCGCTCGTAGATCTCAGCTTCGACGAGTGCAATCTCACGGAAGAGGTCGGAATAGGCCTCCGGGCTGATGACATTGCCTTCCAGCAAGCCATCGATCCAACCGAAGGCCCTCCCTACCAGCTCGCGGGCGACCAGGTCGAACTCTGGCTTCTTCGCACGCGCTAGAAGATTGTCGAATCGCATTTTCTGGAGCTCGTTCATGATCGCCTCCGTGGCGAGCTGATTGACCGCATTGATCAGATGCCCGCGCAGGTGACCAAGCCCTTGCCGTGAAGCACGCGGGCACCTGTCGATGCGGTCGATGAATTAACCAAACACACTCAGCTGCAACCACAAGAACGCGAACGGCCAAGGGGCAGCGGAGGGGTTGCATGTGGGTGTGTTCGGGAGGTGAAGGGGTTCCGCATGTGCGGGCACTGAAACCATGTGCTGCGAGGGGTGGGCCTGCCTTCCGGCCGATGCGCGGTGACATCGACGGCCCTGCTTTCCGCTGCCTGCCAGGGTGTTGGGCGCCGCCTTCAGGCTTACGGCGCCACGCAGGTGAATCAGCTCGCTTACTTCATGGCGGTATCTCCTGTAGCGCTTCCCATGAAATGGCGTGGGCACCTTTTCTCAAATTTCCAAGGTGATGCAGGTGGGCGGTTATAGGCCGCAGTTTCGTCCGCATCCCACTGCCCACTCTGTGAATGGGCAGGAGGATGGTTCAGTCGTCGTCAGGTTCTGGCTCCCAGCCCTTCACCTCATAGGCAAAGGCCTGCCACTTTTCTTGTTCGGCCTTCGACATTTTGTTCCAGCCCTGCGATTCGTCCCGAGACACGAATTCGCCAGCTTTTAGCTTCAGCGTTCCACAGTTGCTACCGATGTCTTCATCGGCGTAAACCACGGAGATTTCTGCTTCGGGATGCTTGGCTGATAGAGCTTTCAGGACAGGCTCAGGACAGCTCCATGCGGTATCGAATTTCAGCGTGCCAGCTTCAAGGTCGGGATCCTGATCGCAGGCGTTCCACTTCGTACCCCAGTTCGCATTGGCGAAGTCGAGGGTGTGGAAGTGCCCGGTCAGCCGCTTGTTGCGCAGCATCTGTACGAACTGCTCAAACTGCTCGTCGTTGAGCTTCAGTGCGTTGGCGCCCTGACGATTTGATTGCTGAAGGGAGGCGATCAGCGGGTGTTCGTTCAATGGCTGGCCGCTGATGACCTCGGCGCACTGCTCGGCAGCACTGTCGATTCCGTTCCAGGGAAAAGATCCAGCGAAGGTAATCAGCGTGTTGAAGTCGATTCGTCCTTCGGCATTGATCAACGATTGCAGCACCTCTTTAGGGGCGCTGACTTTGTTGGTTACCCAATTCGGCATTTTGGTTGCTCCGGTTGATTTCCCGTCTGGCCCTGTCTCCAAGGCCAGCCAGTGAAATCTGGTGTTGCTGGGTTCCGTTACCTGCCACGGTTTCCAGGGCTGCCTTTCGGCTCTCTCCACCACGCTCATCGCCTGAGTCCTCTCTTGGCCTGCGTCACACATTTCATGACCGGTGTTCTTCGCTGGCTGGCTTGCGTGGCTTCGCGTACTCACATCTGGTGAGCACGGCCAGTTCCAGAGCTGGCATGGGTCGACTGTTTGTTGCTCGCATTTACCGGTTGCCCGGGGTAGTCGATCGCGAGGATCTCAGCAGGGGTAAAGAGCGGTTCGGAGCGGTGTGTCGCTGCGATGGGTGAAATATAGGAGTACCCATATTTCATGTCAATGGGTATTCCCATAAATTTATAGGCAGGCGATAAAAAGCCCGCACTTGGCGGGCTCTATTTAGGCTTCGCAGTATTCTCGCCAGCCTATCTTGAAGGAGTCTTCATCGACCCTCTGCACCCGGATGCCTTGAGTGCTGGCTATCTCATTCATCAGCCTCCACCAGTCTGACTTACCCTCATTGGGCAGCCTGGAGACGGTAACGAACTGGACCTTCTGAACATTGGGATCGCTGATGATCTCTTTAACGCGGTGGCCGATCTGCTCGTAGGAGCGGGGCTTAATCTGGGTGAACTCGGGCTGCTGAAGCATGGTGAACCTCCATTTCTACTGCTGTATGCATATACAGTAAAAAGGATCCAAACGAATGGCAATAGGCTTGGAGTACAAATGTTCTCCTGCGGCAGTCGGGCGCAAAAAAGCCCGCGAATAGCGGGCTCGGAAGCAATCAGTCCTCCAGTAGGACTAGGGTCAGTAGAACCGTCTTCAGATTGTCATCGATAGGCCTCAAAGCGGCCCGTACCTTAGCCGCAAGACGGAGATTTCCGGAGTCTTCAGCCCAGTCGGCTATCTCATCAATGGCCGCTGCCAGTGCGATCTGGTTGTCATTGAAAGCCTTCAGTAGGCCAGGGAGCATATCCAAGTTGCGCATAGCGATCCCTCCGCGTGGAAAGGGAAGCGTAGCAGGCGGGAAGGGTAGAAACGTAAACTCGTGCGAGACAGGCTGGACGGGCATCAAATCAGCAGCGTCCTCCGAGAGCGTATGCATCGGAGAAAAGCCTTTTCAACTGGCTGGCGTTCTCCTGAAATGCGGATATTTCGGGCCTATCGATTGTCATGCGGAACGATCGGTCAGCGCCGACGATCTGGAATGTGGCATGACAGCGCCCAGTTCGTAGCAGCGTCACTTCAATGCCTGGCGGCGAGAGGAAGGGAAGATTGCGAGTGATGCGGTCATGGTAGGGCATAGCGTTCTCCTGGATGAGTTCCAGGCCGAACTTATGTGACTGGATCAATACCGCAAAGAGATTTGCAGTTAATTGCGAAGCTGGGAAAGCAGATACGAAACGCCCGGCGCTGGGCCGGCCTTTCTGTTAAGTACGCCAAATAGGCTCGAAAAACAGTTTTATCTCTTTCGGGGTATGCCGAGAATTCAAGACGCCTTCACAGATTCTGGCAAACACAGCGCTATCCATTGGCTCCTTCGGAACCAGCAGTTGACGACGAACACCTTCCTCCAGGGTCTGAACTGACTCAATCCTTGCTTTGGAATACAGGACAAAGCTAGCAGTTCGGATGAAAGGGTGATCGCCTGGCCCTAATAAGCAGCAGGAGTCATGGAAGCGTTTCGGGCGGATCGTCGAAATGCTGACCATGAGCACGAGCTTTTGGTCACTGATTGGGTCGTTGAGCAGAATGAACAAGTGCTTTAGGTCGGGCTGTTCTTCTGTGCCAGATGGCACCAGTACAGTGGCGCGACGAGTGACTATGAACATCTGATCCTCGAAAATAGCTGATCCATGCTGTTGTGACTTTCCAATTCTTGCTGAGCTTGTCGAGCCTCTGCCGGTGTTCTTCCGAGAGCGACAAATACATCCCTGTAATCTATAGGACGTGACGACCCTTCAGGATCTTGCCACTCTGCACAATGGTCATGAGTGAAGTTCCGCAGCTCCCAAGGGGCCATGGCGCCGTACTCAGCTTGCACGGCTTCGAGCACATCAATGTCAGCCTCGCTAAGCGCTGGAAGGTCCAGATCCTGCTGACATGCTGTTTGTTTCAAGCTGAGCATATGGCCCGCTCGATCGGCGATCAGACTGTCCCAACCGTCGCTGACCGAGAACCCCGAGCCGTTCATGAGCTCGTAGGTTTTCGAGAGCACTGGGCCATGCGGCATAGATACCATTCGGTCGCCTGAGATCGGGGCATCAAACATATCCAGCGCACGGCGGTCGGCAAGATAAAGAAGCTTCATCAATTTCAAAATTGATAAGCATCCGTCATTCCTTTGAATAAAAAAGGCTGCCATTTGAGCAACCTTGCGTTCGTTGAACGCCATGGTCCACACCTCCAAATGTATTCCCAGTCTGTGGAATACCGCGCGGAAATCGCACGCTTGTCACTCGCTACGGGTGCGCGATTATCGCCAGTTCGCAGGCAGTGTCAACAGAATCCGCGCCACGAAACGGCATCTCATCGTTTCGTGGCGCACACGGTGACTATAGGTTAGTGAATCGAATCGGTCACTGGTTCCCTCATTGTTTCGGCTGATTGCAGGCATTCTTTACGTCAATAAGCAGTCATGCGTCGAATGTGGATGCATGTTGCCGACGTTTCAAGGCATCTCCCCGGTGTTTAGCAGGCGGCAGAATTCGGCTGAATCAATGATGAACGCGCCGGCTTCTTGGGCTTTGATGACCTTGGATGGACCCGCATTGTCTCCGTAGCAGAGAAACGTAAGACTTTTTCCCGCAGTTCTCATGACCTTCATGCCCGACTCTTCCGCCTGGCGCTCAAGCTCTGCGCGATGCGCTGCAGCAAAACCGGTAAAAAGAATCTGATGAATGCCTCTGGGAAGTAGAGTCGGTTGCCCAGAAGCGGCCGCTGACGCAGCGAATTCAACCGGGCTTTGGCGCGGGGCGGCGGTGGGTGCAGCAGGCGCGGCATCTCCCAGTAATAGCTCTTCACCGACGAGAAACGCAACGATTCGATCCTTGCGGTAGCTTTTCGGAAATGTATCTGCGTCCGTCCGGCCTTGCAGGTAGAGGGACGTTTCTTTCCACTGGATCAGTTCACGATCGCTGACGTCGCCTTTGGAATCCTTGTACGTAAACCGGATCACGCTCATTGCATTCACTCCATGTGGTGGGGGCAAGCGCTAACTTTGGGATTCATTACTCTTAAGGCAAGACTGAAAAATCACGTCCCTGAACTTCACTACCGCTCTTTCTTGATATTCCTCGCTGGAGAACCGATCTTCTCGGTATGCACCATCGATTAGCATCTTGAAAACCTTCGATGTGTGATCCTCGCCAGTCACAGACGCTTTGTACATTTCTGCCATAGGGACACCGTGCTGACGGGCTTTCATCACCGACTCAGCCATCCGGTCCATTAGGTTGCAGTCGTCCGCTTTTCGCTGCTCGGCGAAACTGAAAGCGGGGAGAAGGGCACAAGTTGCGAGAAGGCATAGCAACGATTTGTTCAAAGGATCCGTCCTTATTAGTAGCTGAATTGATGCCACGCAGGTCACAGCTTCATAAGCGCACGAACCACGACTCCGATGATTCGACAGTCGTCCTCGCACGTCTCCATCGGGTAGGCGGGGTTCAGGGGCTTGAGGAATCGCCGACCGCCGTCGTCGACCAACTTCTTAAACGTGGCCTTGTCGCTGTTTGACAGCTTCGCAATCACCAGCTTGCCGGAATAAGCGTCCGCCTCAGTGTCCACCAGGATCAGGCTGCCCTCGGGCACACTCTGACCAACCGGCGATGTCATCGAGTCGCCTTTGACCTCAAGCCAGAACGCCGGCCCCTTAGAATTGTAGTCGGACATCTCGTAGTGGTCAGAAAAGCCAGGAGGGTAGGGCTCAACTGCTTCGGCCCAAGCGCCGGCGGCGACCCATGAAATGACCGGATACCGGAACATCATGTTGGGCTGGTCTGCCATGGCCACGTTCGCGGGCTCATCACCTTGTGAAGTTGCGCGGCGAACCATTTCACCCTTGCCATCTGAAAGCCAAAGGGCATCGACGCCACAAACGCTCGCGATTTTCGCAACATGAGCGGTGGCCTTGGATTTGCCCCTTTCGAGATCGGAAATCGACGTCTGCGTGATCCCGGCTCGTTGAGCCAGCTCAGCCTGGTTGAGATTTGCGTGTCGACGGGCGGCTTTTAAGCGGTCTTTAAATTCCATCCGCCGAGTATTACGGGTGCTCCCATATCCTTGCAAATCGGCATTCCCATAATCTACTATATGGGTATTCCCGTATGGAGGGGCGATATGAACACTATTTTCCAGGACCTCGTCACCTTCTTCGGGACGCAGGAAACCACCGCCGAAAAGCTCAAGGTTGATCAAAGCACCGTCTCTGGCTGGGTTCGTGGCAAGCACGGGATGTCTCCGATTGTTGCGAAGCGGGCAGAGGCGCTGACCCAGGGTGAGTTCAAGAAAGAGACCCTGTGCCCATCGTTCCCATGGGCCGAGATGGCGGCTTAGAGCTGAGCGAGACCGTCGCCTGCTCAAAGCCGCGCAGAGCTTCATCGCTCAACTGATCACGCAACTGACTGGCCTTCTGCTCGAACGCAGGCCAGAGCCTCATCTGAGAAGACAGGGGCAGGGTGGATGCCAAGGCACCTACAAAGCAGCACAGGGCGGTTATCTCGCCCTGTAGTTCGGAAGAGTCGGTCATGGATGCGTCCTTGATCAGTTGGTAACCGAATCATCCCGATGTTGGCACTGAGCCACCACGGAAAACGTAACGAGGTTTTACGAATGGAAGACTTTCTGGATGCGTGCCAGTCGGCGGTGAAGGGCAACGAGCCCAAAGCACTGGCCGCAAAGATGGGTGTTCCGCACGTGAGTCTGCTGCAACGCGCGAACCCGGACAACGACGCCCACCACCTGACCATCGAGCATCTGTACGGCGTGCTGCTGCACACCGGCGACATGCGCCCTCTGGTTGCGCTGGCATCCGAGTTCGGTTTCGACCTGGTTGCTCGCGATAAGCCGAAACCGACTGATCTGAACTCGGCGCTGATGCGCCTGCACGTTGACCTGGCTGACGTCACTCGCTTGGCCCACGACGCCCAAGCGGACGGGCATGTGTGCTCGCGTGAGAAATCGGAACTGATCAAGGAAGCCGACGAGGTGATCGTCAGCCTGGAAGTGTTCAAGCAGTCCGTAAAGGTCGCCTGATCTGCGGGCTCAAAAAAGCCACCGGACAGGGTGGCTATTTGCAAAACGAGTGAGGCAAGTATGCACAGCCAACAGATTTTGAGCAACACCCCTCAAGCCGCGCCACGTTTTGCTATCTCAGAAAACGTGGCGCGCGTCGTCTCCATGTCAAGCCAAGAGATAGCAGATCTGGTTGGTTCTCGGCATGACAAAGTGAAGCAATCAATCGAGCGACTCGCAGTGCGGGGTGCAATCCAACTCCCCCCAATGGGGGAAGTCAAAAATCACCTTGGTCAATTGGTCGAGCAGTACCAAGTCTGCAAGCGCGACAGCTTCGTGGTTGTCGCCCAGCTTTCTCCAGAATTCACCGCCGCGCTTGTTGACCGCTGGCAGGAGCTTGAGTCACGGCAGTCCGTCACGCTTCCTGACTTCTCTAATCCGGCAGCTGCTGCGCGCGCTTGGGCTGATGAGGTCGAGAAAAAACAGGAGGCGGAAAAAGCACAGGCCCTCCTCAGCATCGAAGTGCAGGCTCAGGCCAAGAAGATCGACCACCTTGAGAACCTGTTCAAGGAGGGGATGACACCGACGCAGTTCTGCAAAGGACTCAACGGGGTCAACGTTATGCAGGTTGGTCACTTCCTTGAGGGCCGCAGCTGGCTCTACAACGAGAGCAAGTCCGGTACTCGCTGGCGCGTCGGCTCGTACGCCCGCGACATGTACATGACCGAGCATCAACAGGAAATCACGCCTCACGGCAAAGAATCGTTCATCACTTTCACACCAGTCCTGCTGTGCAAGGGCGCTGTACGCCTTTACGAACTGTACCTGGCCGGCAAGTTGCCCATGAAGAAGAACTGGGACGGCTTGCATACCCACGACAAGGCTGTTCGGGGTGCCGCATGAGCATGGGCCTTATGGTCGCCGCGATGAAGATTCGCGTCGGCAATCCACTGCGCAAACTGGTGCTGCTGAAGCTGGCTGACAACGCCAGCGATCTGGGCGAATGCTGGCCTTCGTATCAGCACATCGCCGATCAGTGCGAGATCAGCAAACGCTCCGTCATGAACCACATCACCGCCTTGTGTGATGCAGGTCTCCTCCGTAAGGAAATCCGCAAGGGCGGCCCGAAGGGTAACTCCTCCAATGTGTACTTTCTGACGCTGGAGGGTGGTGCACCTCCTGCACCAGGGGTAGTGAAGGACGTTCACCAGGGTGGTGCAACTGATACACCCCCTAGTGCAGGAGATTCACTAGGGGGTGGTGCAGGAGCTGCACCCAGAACCAGTCACTCTTCTGAATCAGTCAAGGAACCAGTCACTGAACCAATTGCGACCCAGGCTGACGCCAAGGCCGCGACGGGGCAAGTTGTCCCGTTCACTCCCCAGCAGCCGCGGTGCGCCATCCCCGAGGACATGCCGGGCCCCAAAGACCAAACGAGCAAGACGTTCAAGACCTGGGCGAACTACGCCATGGCCTATCGCAAGCGCCACGGTGCATGGCCTGTCTGGAATGCCAAGGTCGCCGGCCAGGTGAGCCAGATCATCGACCGTCTCGGCATCGAGGTTGCCCACCACGTCTCCGCCTTCTTCGTGACCATCAACGACGCGAAGGTCGTGACCAACATGCACAGCATTGGCGATCTGCTGCTGAAGGCCGAGGGCTATCACACCCAGTGGGCCACCGGTCGCCAGATGAATGGCCGCACCGCCCGCCAGATCGAAGACACCCAAGCAAACATCAACGCCGCGCAGCAGGCCGCCCAGAACATCCGCGAAGGAGGCCCGCGCAATGCTTTCCTCTGACGAAATCGCACAACTGGCAGGGGCGATCTGCGCCACTGCCGAGACGCTGGGCCAGACCATCAGCGCAGGTGCTGCTCAGCTGATGGCCGAAGACCTCGCTGAATACTCAGCGGGCGACATCCGCAAAGCGCTGCAGTCCTGCCGCCGTGAGCTAACCGGCAAGCTGACCTTGGCCGCCGTGCTCAGCCGCATTCAGGCCGAGGATGGGCGTCCAGGGCGTGACGAAGCGTGGGCCATAGCTTTGGCGTCCAGTGACGAGTTCGACACGGTCGTCATGACCGACGAAATCCAGCTGGCTCTGAACGCTGCTCGTCCAGTGCTTGATGCCGGCGACAAGGTCGGCGCCCGCATGGCGTTCATCAGCGCTTACGACCGGTTCGTGACTGAAGCCCGCACCAACGCTCAGCCGGTGAACTGGCATATCTCGCTCGGGTTTGACGCTGGTCGCCGCATTGCCGCCATCAACAAAGCCGCCGAGCTGCAGCGCATTCCGCAAGAACGTGCACAGCTGCTTATCGCTGACATGACCCACGAATCGGTCACTGAAGACGGGCGCGCTATCGCAGGGCTGCTCACCGGCGCCGTCGCCAAGCCATCCGTGGACGTCGGCATGAAGATCCGTGAAATCAAACAAGGCCTTCAGCGCAAAAACGCCCAACGCAAGTTGGTAGAAGCCCATCGCCGCCGGCAAGAACGCCGCGACCTAAACGAACGGGTCATCAAGCACATGGAAGCTATCGAAGAGCTGCAGAAGCGGAGGGCGTCCTGATGGCCATCACCGAGCTTCGCCAGCAGCAGCTGCTTCACGGGCAATCCTCGATCGCGAGGAAGGTCTTCGAGTTCGTCCCGATTCAAGACGTCTGGAGCACACACGAAATTCACAACGCCTCGCTGGCGGTGAATGCCACGACCGTTTCGTCCTACGCGGTTCGCCGCGCACTCGGCGAGCTCAAAGATGCCGGGCTGATCCGTGAGCCCATCAGCGGCAAGTTCCAGCGCGACTCAGCCACCGCCAAACCAAAAAAGGAAGTAGCCATGACCCAACCATCCAAGCCGACTGTAGTTGCGATCAAAAAGCCGGAAGGCGCGCTGGATGTTCTGGCTGCGCTGTCTGGCGAAGTAGTGAGCCTGTCCGAGGAGTTCGGCAAGCGCATGAAGGCGATGGCCGCGCGCATCGAAGAGGTTGCTTTGTCGGTAGAGGCGGAGCGTGAGAGCAATGCGGAAGCGCTGGGCAAGCTCAAGCAACTGCAGGCTCTGCTGAAGGGGATCGCGCAATGACGTCCCGCGACCAATTCGAAACCCGCTTCCCGGTACCCGAAGGCGTCACCTGGAACCCTGAAACCTCTCGCTACGTCCTGACCGAGCTGCGCAGGTCGACCGTATCCACCTATGAGGCGCACGTCGAGCGCTGGGTGGTGTGGCAGGCCTGCCGGGATTCGCTGGCAGTCGCTATGCCGCCGGTGCCGAAAGCGCCAGAGCCGCCTGAAGACGCTATCGATGACAGCTTCATGGATGGCCACTGCGCGGCTATCCGTATGCGCAACGCCTGCTACCTGGCCATCGAAGCCGCTGGTGTGAGGATCAAACCATGACTGCCGAAATCCATCAGTTCCCGGCATCTCGCCGCCTCGAAAACAGACGCATCGCCGCCAATCAGGCCAAGCGTAACGAGCTGGCCGACTACCTGCGAACTGTCGCCAAGTGGATTCAGGCCGACGACGTGGAGTCTGAGCCTACCGCCTTGCTTCTGGTGTTGTCCGGCAAGCGCGGCGATGAGGTCGTCTGGAAGGGCTACAACGGCAACGCCGAAGTCAGCCTACGTGACGCAGGCAATGCTGCTCAGGCGCAGGTCGCCTCGCCGTTCAAGCGCCGTGGCGGCAATTTCCACGATCGGAGGAAGGTATGAACAACCGCATCTGGATCGTCCTGACCATCATCCTCGTGGTAGCCGGTTATGGCTTTCACCACAAAGTTCAGCGGGTGACTGCGCCTGTAAGCATGGGGAGCGTCTTCAGATGAGCCTGCGCGAACAGATACTTGCCTACATGCGTCAATGCCGCGCCCAGAACTGCAACGTCTTCTGCACCTGGTGGTTCCGTTTCGACGTGACGCCATACACGACGAAGGAAATCCGGCGTGAGCTCGAAAAGATGCGCACCGATGGCCTTGTCACTTCTGATCATAGCCAGCGGAGCAACACCAAGTGGTCGCTCGCGGAGGATTGCCAATGACCGACATTCAGGATTTGAAAGCCATCGCCGAGCGCTGCAAAGGTTACCAGCCGCTGCGATTCATGCAGAGCTATGGCGCTCTGTACATCCGTAATGACAACGGCATTGTTTTCGACGTGCATCAGAACCGCTCATTCCCCGACTTCATGTCCCAAAACAAGGACTACGCGGATTTGGTGCTCGCCGCCAACCCTGCGGTAGTTCTTGAGCTGATCGCCGAACTGGAAAAGGTCAAAGCCGACCGCAAGGCGTGCTGGGAAGAATTCAAGGTTCAAGGCCGTCAGCTTGATCTGGTCAGGGATGAAAACGAGAACCTTCGTCAGGATGCCCGTCGCTGGCAGTGCGTGAGAAACGCCGTCCCGATGCAATCCCCGTACGCCGTATGGCGCGAGGGATCACATGTGGTGCTCGGTAAGGACGCTGATGAGTTGGTTGACAACTTCCTGTCGCACGCCAAGGAGGACAGCCATGACTGAAGTCCTCATGCGCAGTCGTGAAGACACCAGCCGCCTCATGGGCATCCTGCACGCGACTGACTTCACAAAGCCCAAGCTAATCGTGATCAAGGAGCCTGACCGCAACGGGGAGCAGAACAAGAAGCTCCACGCCATGCTGGCCGACATCTCCCGCCAGGTGGAGCACGCCGGGCGCAAGTGGGACGTGACGGTATGGAAGCGTCTCTGCACTGCTGCCTGGCTGCGCGAGAGCGGCGAAACCATCCAGATGATCCCGGCCATCGACGGAAAGGGCATCGACGTCCTGTACGAGCGCACCAGCAAGCTGAGCGTGAGCAAGTGTGCCGAGTTGATCGAGTGGGTTTCCGCGTTCGGCGCCGAGCACCAGGTTCGCTGGACGCAGAAGGATCTGTGGGAGGGCCGCTACTGATGAGTCATCAATTCAAGCCGGGCGATCTGGCGCTGACGACAAGAGACGGTTTGGTACTTCCAGCCATGAGTCAGGTCGAGCTGGTTGGACGCATTCCAGAGGGAACAGAGGTCGTCGCTAAAAGCGGCGAGGGTTTCATTGCTCAGGCTGGCCTGTGGGAGGTTACGGCTAACGGCGGGCGATTTGCCTATCACGAAGCTTATCTCATGCCCCTGCGCGGTGACTTCGCTCCCAGGCAAGCCAAGTCCTTCGAGGTGCCAGCATGAAGACCATTCAGGCCCTCATCAGGGTAGCCCGCTGCTTCGTCACGCTGCTGGAAGCCGGTTATGCGGTACAGCCGCTGTCCGTTCAGCATGGGGGTGGGCTGTGACCGAGCAGGCAGAGAAGAAGTCGCCTCGCCCAAAGAAATGCCGGGTATCCACCTGCAGGGCCTCATTCGTCCCGCGCGCATTGTTCCAAACCTGGTGCTCGCCTGACTGCGCCTTGGTCATCGTCCGCCAGCGGCAGGAGAAGCAGCGCAAGTCGTTCGCCCAGCGTGAGCGTCGGGAGATCAAGGTCCGCAGGGAGAAGCTGAAGAGCAGGGCGGATCACATGGCCGATACCCAGCGCGCTTTCAATGCCTGGATACGCCAGCGCGATGCGGGCCAGCCCTGCATCAGCTGCGGAACAACGGCTGATGTCCAGTACTGCGCCGGCCACTATCGGACGACAGCCGCTGCTCCAGAGCTCCGCTTCGAGCCGCTGAACGTCCATCTGCAATGCAACCGCAACTGCAACATGGGCAAGTCCGGCAACCTGCTGGGGTATCGACCAAGACTGATCGAGAAGATCGGACTGGCGGCCGTTGAATGGCTCGAGGGCCCGCATGAGCCCAAGAAATACACGATTGAAGACCTTAAGGCGTTGACCGCGCACTACAGGAAGCTGACCAGAGAATTGAAACGGGGAGAAGTAGCATGAAGATCAATTCCGCACGCCAAGCATGGCACGACTGCACCTACAACCCAGCTCCTGGCCAATCCTCTGATGTCGTTCAGCTGGGCGTGGTTGTTCAGGCCACAGAGCGCGGGCCGAACGCGAACCATGCCGTGCACAGTGCGCTGGCCGGTCACATTCAGTCGGTCATCGCCAAGCTACACCCTCAGGTCCGTGTGTTTGGCGAGTACATGTACGCCGCACACCGCAGCGACGACATCCGCGAAGCGGCGGAGGAGGTGGTATTCGGCATGGTCGTCTCCAAGTCCAAGCGCATGACCGCAGCGAAGCGCGAAAAGCTGGAGTACGTGGTGAAGGGCGTGATGCGCCGGTATCGCTACATGCACCAGGGCGGGCAGTCGGCCAACGAAGATCCGCTGATCAAGCCCGAGGGGTTCCGCAGCTGGTTATGGGCTGAGTACGGGTGCCGGCTTGAATCGTGCGCCTGGGCAAGGGATTGGGAGGCGGTTATCACTCTGATATTCGAGTGCTGCGAAGATCTTGATAGGATGGCGTTGAGCCCGGTTGGGGCGGTGATTTATCAGATGAGGGAAGCGGCATGAGCTCGACTAAAGAGGCATTGCAGGTTGCAGTTGAGAAGAAGAAAGCGGCGGAAGCGGAAATCAGCTCTTTCATCATCGATAAATTGCGGGCGCTGGCAGACGAAACCGGGCTGAGCATCAAAGAAGTAGAGGTGGATGTGATCACTGTAAGCATCGAAAGGATGGGGCAGGAAAGAGAAGATACCGTCATTGGAGGGGTGAAAACGTCGATCAGTTTTGACTTCTGAAACGTGTCTTGACTTCCCGCACGGCTGAGGGCATCATTTCGCCACATTGAGTATTTTGCCTACGGCAACTTGCTCCGAAAGACCCGCCATCGAGCGGGTTTTTTTGTGCCCATTCGTCGCTCCCGCTGCACCACCAGTCATGTCGCCTTTCCTACCTATATGCGCGGAAATTCTGCGCCTAACCGGGAGAAGGTCATGAGCATCGACAACAATGGGCCGCAAGCAGCTTACCCCGGCCCTGATGAGGAACAGCCCGATACGGGTGAGGATCATGGTTCGGGGTTGGAGCAAACCCGCTCTGAGCCGAAACAGGGCGACACCGGGCGGCCTGCAGACTGGGACCCACCGCCTGGTAATCCAGGCTCTGACCAAGACGCACAAGTAGATCGGGGTAACGGCACTGCGCGTACTGGCACCGATGATGATCTCGGCTTTGACCCAGATTCGCCGGATGTCTCTGATCCGCAGGTTGACCCTCTGCACCCAGCCAAAACCAGCAACGATCCTGTATCGCGAGAAGCGGTTCCCGGAGAAGAGAGCACTGGTCACACGCCCACATAGCGCGTCGTTTGATCAGTATCTCGCGAGATTTGCAGCCCGGCCGATGAGTCGGGCTTTTTTGTGCCCCAGATTTTTTTGCACCTGCAGCCAGAGCAGCCCTTCGGGGGACGTCTGGACACGGATAAGCCGGTAGTGCCGTGCTGCATAAAACACCGGCAGCCCGCGAGCAGTGACCTCATGCTTTCTGCTGCTGCGCGAGGTGAGCCGTCGAGACTGGTGCATTTGGGTGCCAGCGATGGTGAAGCCTTGGGCGGACAGGAGGGGAAAGACCCTCACACATTCGTGAAGGTCTTGGGGCAGGTTAGAAGTCTTTCTTCGTGAAAGATTTTCCGTAAGCTTGGTCGCTTTCGATCACAAGCTTCTCTCCCGAGACCTTGTAAGTGGTGACTGCGTCTCCCATTGAATCTGAGTTGCGCCAGCGGCCCCACTGCTTCGTATCGTTCAGGAAGGTAGACCAGACAACGCGGTCGCCTTCCAATTGGCAGCGATATTTGAACTTATCTCCGTCGGGCCGCCGATAAGAAATCTGCGTAAAACCAGTCTCCGCGTCAGTTTTCATGCTCTTGGTCTCACGTCCCATTTCAACGGCAATCGCCGCTTTGCAGATGTCAGCCACTGAGAAATCTGCGGCTTGGGCGCCGGATGTCGCTATCAGCAGAACGAACGCCGAACGACTAATCAACTGGTTCATTTGAGTTATCCATACAAAGATTGCGCGCACTGTAAATGCGAGCGTTCTGATTTTCCAGCCGCCTTCCTCAAAGCGCGGCTTTCATACCCAGTACGGAGTCGAGCGCATGGAGTTCTTTCACCGCCTGCTCGACAAACTCGACTGGCTTGTCGCAGGGCTGATTGGCGCGGTCGTCGCCAGTTGGTGGCATAAGGATGACCTCAAGGACCTCTGGTCATGGGCAATCTTCCTGATCACCGGCATCGCCTGCGCGTTCTATCTCACCGGAATCGTCTGCGACCGGTTCGCCGTGACGGAGCCGAGTGACGTAGCTGGAGTCGGGTTCCTGCTCGGCGCGTTCGGTGGCTCTCTCATGGCCGCCATCAACCGAGCCATCAAAGCCGCTGACCTCTGGGCGCTCATTCGCCAGCGGTTCGGGGGAGGCAATCCACCATGAACGCTGAACTGATCAACTCCATCGCCTGCGGCCTTGTCGCGCTGTGGGCCACCTGGTGCGTGCTGAGTGGAAAGGTCCGCGACGGGATCGTCGGCAAGCTGATCTATTCGGCGATCGCCATCAGCGGTTTCGTTGTGATGACGCGCAACCAGACGCTTTTCTTCGGCCCGACCAATGCCGGACTGACGCTTCACGTATCCCTTTGCCTGGCTGGAGTACGTCACATGTTCATGGTCACGTACTGGGCTGCGGTGAAGAAGTGGATCTGCTCGAAGCTGAATTGCGAGCACTGCCTGCGCGACCCACGCTTCGGTTCTGACCCAGGTCAGATCGACAGGCGACATCGGCGTCGTACCTGACTAGCAAGTCACAACTGAAACCCATGATTTCTGCTCGTCAAACTCGCTGAACTCCCGATAAGCCGCAAGATCAATCCATCCATCTTGATTCCCAGGAGGGTGCTGTGATGGATGACGAATTGGATTTTGCGACCGATCTCGAGTTCTTCGGGTGCGCTGTGCTGATCATGATTTGCGCCGCAGTGGTTTGGGCGATTCTGTAAAGCCCCCGCTGTCCGCGCCACAAATTCAGATGCGTCCGTTTCGTGGCGCGGGGTAAACCCATGAAAATTGTCGCCCATCACATGAATGGCAGGTACTGCATAGCCTTCACTAAGGATGGCCATCAGGTTCATACAGAGTGGATTGAAGAGCACGACCCCGGCACGTACGAGCGACAGCTCCCGGACGGACTGCTGTTCGACGAACATCGCCTGTCCATTGCGATCGGCGGCCTTGATTTCGATTACCGGGTGACTGAATGACGACCATTGCCTATAAAGACGGCGTCATCGCCTATGACTCCCGCCAGACCCGAAACGGCGCGATTGTCACTGACAATGCGGAGAAGTCTGAACTGGTTAACGGCGTCCGCTTCTTCCTGGCCGGCGCTGTATGCGACATGCCAGCGCTGATCGCCGCCTACTTTGGAACGCCATCAACAGTACCGGTTGAATGCTCGGGCTACGTCGTTGACGGTGGTCGACTGATCATGGTCGGGCACGACGACAAGACTGGGGTCTGGAAGCAGGAACTCGACCCCGCAAACCCTGACGCCATTGGCTGCGGCGCACCATACGCCTTGGCGGCTATGGATATGGGTGCAAGCGCGGAAGAAGCAGTCCGTGCCGCTGTTAAGCGAGATATCTATACCGGCGGCAGGATTCGAACGCTGGTGATCGACGGAGCCAAGTCAGATGGTTCGGCCTCAACCTCCCAAATCGCTGCAGGAACTGTCGGAGCTCTCTGACTTCGGTATCCGGCTGACACCTGCACCCGAAGTGTGGGAGTGGATTCAAGCCGAGATCCTTGCCGACACCGGGAGTATCCGTAACGAAGACCATGCTCACTTGATCGACGCTGACATCGCTGTGATGTGGGCATCGGCCAGTTTCGAGAAGCAGGGTCGCCGTGTGTTGGGGCAGGCTGAGCAAGTCGCCTTCCGCGCAGGTGGCTGGCAGAAAGCCCGAATGGAACAGCAGATGCATGACTGGTTCGGCGATGTGCCGACCTTCATCATCACTCTTGCCGCTGACTACTGCTCGTTCTGCAGCGACACTGAATTCTGCGCCCTGATCGAACATGAGCTTTATCACCTGGCCCAAGCCACTGACAAATACGGTCAGCCTGCCTTCACCCAGGATGGGGCGCCAAAGCTGAAACTCCAGGGCCATGACGTCGAAGAGTTCGTCGGTGTCGTCCGCCGCTACGGCGCGAGCACTGAAGTCCAGGCCATGGTCGACGCCGCAAACAAACCCGCTGAGGTGGGGAAACTGAATATTTCGAGGGCCTGCGGAACCTGCCTGCTCAAGTCGGCCTGATTCCTAGACAGGTTTAGACGGATGAACGCCTATGGCAGCTCTTCGAGGTGAGGTGAAAGCCTTCATTGTTCAGGCTCTCGCATGCTTCGACACGCCCACGCAGGTTGTTGAGGCTGTCTCAAAGGAATTTGGCATCAAGATCACCCGGCAGCAGTGTGAGTCGCACGACCCAACGAAGGCGGCCGGGCAGAAGCTGGGGCAGAAATGGGCTGAGCTATTCCACCAGTGCCGCGAACGCTTCCGCGAAGAGACGGCAGATATCCCTATCGCCAATCGGGCATTCCGTCTGCGAGCCATGAATCGGTTCGTGGAGAGGGCGGAGACGATGAAAAACATCGTGCTCGCGCTCCAAGTGCTCGAACAGGCAGCCAAAGAGGTGGGCGACGTCTACGTGAATCGCCGCCTCGAACCTGAAAAGCCGCTGGGCTCCCAGGCTGATCAGCAGCACGCGGTCGCTGAGTACAAGCTGGAGCCTGATGAGAATGTCCCGACTACCCCGTACCTTTGACGCGCCGGTAAGGCTGACGCCGAAGCAGGCGAACATCTATGTGTGGGGGTTCCAGCCTCAGGCCCGGTTCCGCGATGCGGTTTGCGGCCGTCGATTCGGCAAGACCTTCCTTGGCAAGGCAGAGATGCGCCGCGCGGCCAGACTGGCTGCGGAGTGGGGCGTGAGCGTCGAGGATGAAATTTGGTACGGCGCGCCGACCTTCAAGCAGGCGAAGCGCGTGTTCTGGCGTCGACTCAAGCAGGCGATCCCGGAAGCATGGCGCGCTCACCGGCCAAATGAGACCGAATGCTCAATCACGCTTAAGTCTGGCCACGTCATGCGTGTGGTCGGGCTGGACAACTATGACAATCTGCGCGGCTCTGGCCTGTTCTTCGTCCTGGTGGACGAATGGGCGGACTGTCCATGGGCTGCGTGGGAAGAAGTTCTGCGCCCGATGCTCTCGACGTGTCAGTACACACTGCCGGACGGGGAGATGCGCAAGGGTGGCCACGCGCTGCGTATTGGCACGCCGAAAGGCTTCAACCATTGCTATGACACCTATCTCGACGGGCAGGAAGGCGGCGAGCCAGACCACAAGAGCTGGCAATACACCTCGTTGCAGGGCGGCAATGTCCCAGCTGAAGAGCTTGAGGCGGCAAGTCGCAAGATGGATCCTCGAACCTTCCGACAGGAATACGGGGCCAGCTTCGAGAACTATGCTGGGGTCGTCTACTACACGTTCAGCCGCGCGGAGTGCGCCACCACTGAGCGCATCAAGCCCGGCGAAGCTCTGCACATCGGCATGGACTTCAACGTCATGAAGATGAGTGCCGTGGTGTTCGTGGTGCGTGACGGGCTGCCGCTGGCCCTCGATGAGTTCCACAAGGTCCGTGACACGCCGGAGATGATCGAGAAGATTCAGGCCCGATTCCCCGGCCATGAGATTGCGGTCTATCCCGACGCCAGCGGCCAGAACACCAGCAGCAAGAACGCCAGCGAGTCTGACCTGTCGCTGCTCAAGAAAGCGCATTTCACTGTGGTGGTCGACTCGACCAACCCTGGTGTCAAAGACCGGGTAAACGCGCTGAATGCAGTGTTCCTGAACACCTACGGTGAGCGCCGGTTGAAGGTAAACATCGACCAATGCCCGCAGTTCACGCAGTGCCTTGAGCGCCAGACCTACACCGACAAGGGTGAGCCGGACAAAGATCCGAAAAAGGGTCACGACCACATGAACGACGCGGCTGGCTACTTCATCGCCAAGCGATACCCGATCAAGACACAAACATCCGGCCTGCGCCGTATAGGAGGCCTTGCCTGATGCCTGTTCAATCCACAAATCCAGAGTACGACGTCCATCTGCCCGAGTGGCAGATGATGGACGATGCGCTCGAAGGCGAATGCGCGATCAATCGCAGCGCGAAGTATCTGCCCAAGCCATCTGGCATGGTCGAGGCGGAAAAGATTGATGCGACCGGGAATGCCTACCTCTACAAAAACTACCGCGACCGGGCCCAGTACGAGCACTGGGTGCGCGACTCTCTGCGTTCGATGATGGGCCTGGTCTCCCGGCTGATCCCTGAAATCAGCCTGCCGTCCGGGCTCAAGGACCTGGAAGACAACGCTACGGCCGACGGCTTCGACCTCAAGCAGCTATTCCTGCGCATGGTGCGCCAGACAGTCTCCCATGGGCGCATCCCGCTAGTGGTGAACGTCGACGACAGCGGCAAGCCGTACTTCTCGACCTATGCCACACGCAACGCCATCAACTGGGATACGGCTGACCAAGGCGGTCGGCAGGATCTGGTACTGGCGGTGTTCCGCGAGTTCCGGCGGAAGGCAGAGGACCGTTACAGTCATGAATGCACCACGGTCTACCGCGAGTTCTACATGGTCGACGGCGTCTGCTACACGGCGGTCCGCGACGAAGGCGGCGAACTGATCGAGGACGAGCGACCACTCGGTGCGATCGGTAACAACAATCAGTTGGTGCGCGGCTTGGGCTACCTGCCGGTCATCTACTGCGGCTCTACCGACAACTCCCCGGACGTCGACGAAGTCCCGCTGCTGACAATGGCGCGCGCCGCCGTGAAGTCCTACCAGCTGAGTGCCGACTACTTCACCGCGCTGCACCAGACCAGCCACCCGCAACCGTGGGTCGCCGGCCTGGATGAGAAGGTTGAATTGACGGTCACCGGCCCATCTGCGGCATGGGATTTGGGCCCCAGCGGGTCGTGCGGCTATCTGGAATTCCAGGGCGCGGGAATCGAGGCCGTTCGCACGGCGATGAGTGACCAGAAGAGCGCTGCGCTTGAAGCTGGTGCCAAGGTCATGGACGCCACCGGCGGTACCGAGTCGGGGGAAGCCCGGAAGACCCGCCAAAACGACCAGCACGCCACGCTGCACAGCATCGTCATGTCCGTCGCAGAAGCGATTGAGCAAGGCCTGCGTTATGCGGCCGAGTGGACAGGCTACAACCCCGACGATGTGACGTTCACGGTCAAGCCTGAGTTCATCACGCCAGTTGTCGATCCTCAGGTGCTGGCGGAGCTGCAAAAGGCAGTCATGGCGGGCACCGTAAGCGCCGATACCTACTGGCTCTACCTCACCACCGGCAAGCTGCCCGAGCGGGGCTACGACGACGAGTCGGAACTGATCAGCGACGAACGTGAGTCCGCTGGCATCAACCTGGACAAAGACAATGGCGACGGTACCGCTGGATCAGGACGGGCAGCTGCTGGAGCAGACGACCCGGCACTCGGTGATGATCGAGCGGCTTAAGGCTGGCGAGGTCAAGAAATTCGAGAAGTACCTGCGCCAGATCGACACGCTGGTTCGCGACCAACTCACCCGCAAGGAGCTGACGACCTACAGCCGTCAGCGCCTGGAAGAGTTTCTGGCGCGCGTCGATGGCAAGCTGTTGGACATCTACAAGGCCTACGCCGATGTGGTTCAGGCTGACTTGGTGGACATCGCGCTCTATGAGTCGACGTTTGAGGCCAGCAGCCTGAATCATGCGTTCTCGATTGATGCTGTCGTGCCGAGCAACGCGGTGATCCGTGCGGCGGTGTTCTCCTATCCGCTGCAAGTGACTGGCCTTGACGGCGGTAAGCTGCTGGAACCATTCCTCAGCGGCTGGACACGCGCCGAGGCGATGCGGGTTACCAATACGATCAGGCTCGGCTTCGGCCAAGGCCAAACGAACGCCCAAATCATCCAGGCTGTTCGCGGTACCGCCGCGCAGAACTTCACTGACGGCGTTCTGGCAATCAGCAACCGCAACGCGGCATCGGTGGTGCAAACCGCGATCCAGCATGTGGCCACGACCGCGCGGATGGAGACGTTGAAGGCGAACCCGGATGTCGTTCAAGGCTACCGCTGGGTCTCTACGCTGGATCGCAAGACCTCACAGCAGTGCAAGGGGCTCGACGGCCGCGTGTTCAAAGTGGGTAAAGGGCCCTTGCCGCCGGCACACATCAACTGCCGGTCAACAACCACGGCGGTGACTCGGCTGGATGACTTCTTCTCGGATGGCGCCACTCGCGCGTCGGTTGGTGATAGCGGAGGCGGGCAGGTTGACGCCTCGCTGACCTACTACACCTGGCTCGCGACTCAGCCCGCGAGCTTTCAGGATGCAGCGTTGGGCCCGGTTCGAGGAAAGCTCTTCCGCAATGGCGGCCTCTCGCCTGAGAAGTTCGCAAAGCTGCAGCTCAACAAAGTATTTAAGCCGCTGACCCTGGCGGAACTGAAAGAGATCGAGCCGGAAATGTTCAAGCGTGCTGGTGTAAGCTGATCGCCCAGCATGAAGGGCGCGCCATGATCATCGTCGAACACGGAAGAGGCACTAACAAGGGTGCAAACAGCTACGCCGACATTGAATCGCTTCAGTTTCACGGCAGCTATTACAGATACCCGATACCTGAAGGTCATCTCTCTCAAGAGGCATACCTATTGCGGGCCTGCGCGGCAATGGATGCGATGGTCTGGAAGGGTGCGCGAGTCTCGCCGACCCAGCCTCTGGCTTGGCCGCGTCGAGAAATCATTTTGCGTGACGAGTTTTTGAGTGAAGCCTTGGTTCCTTACGGCATCCGACACGGGCAGGTGATGCTGGCTATCGAAATGTACGCCGCTGACCACGGGCTCAAGGTCCGCGAGCCAACCCATGGCTACGACGGTCGAACGCTGATTCCACTCTCACGCAGCACGGAGGGATCGATGCTTGATCCTCCCTTGTGGGTCGCTAGTCGCACGCAGTTCGCCGATTACCTGGTGATGCGTGGATTGAGCGTCGTGAAATAGCAACACCTAAAGACTTAACAGACCTCGGCCATGCCGGGGTTTTTTTATGCCCGCAAAGCGGGAAATCAAACCCAAGGGGTGTACCAAGTGGCTGACGAAAACCAGATTGATCTTGAAGACCAGGCCGTAAAAGACGCTATCGCGGCAGCCGTTGAGGCTGCTACCGCCGGGCTCAAGAACAAGAACTCCGAGCTGCTTGGCAAGCTCAAGACGTCCACCAGCGAGCTGGAAGGCTTCAAGACTCAGTTCGAGGGCCTGGACATCAACGCGGTGAAAGGGCTGCTCGCCAAGGTCGGCCAGGACGAAGAGACCAAGTTGATTGCCGAGGGCAAGCTCGACGAGGTCATCACTCGCCGCACTGAGCGCCTGCGTGGCGACTACGACAAGCAGTTGGCCGCCGAGAAGGCTCGCGCAGATAAGGCAGAAACCTTCGCCGCGCGCTACAGCGACAAGGTGCTGGCCGATTCCATCCGCGCCGCTGCCATCAAGGCCGGCGCGCTGCCCGAGGCTGCCGAGGACATCATCCTGCGCGCCAAGGGCACTTTCAAACTCAGCGAAGACGGCGAGGCGATCGCCACCAACCGTGATGGCGAGGTCATCTACGGCAAGGACGGGAAAACGCCTCTGTCGCCGCTTGAATGGGCGGAATCGCTGCGTGAAACAGCAACACACCTCTGGCCAAGGGCTCAGGGTGCCGGGCAGACCGGCGACAACGGTGGCAAGGCCACGAAGAAGTGGGGCGAATACACGGAATCCGAGCGCGCTGCGCTGGCCCGCGACAACCCCGATGCGTTCAAAAAACTCTTGGCCACCAAAGGAACCTAATCCATGGCAACGACCCAACTGGCGGACATCTTTGTCGCCGATTACTACGGCACTATCGCGCCGGTCAACTCCCCGGAAAAGACTGCGGTCTTTGAGTCCGGGATCATCGTCAAATCGCCTGAGCTCGACGCCATCGCGCAGAACGGCCAAGGCACCTCGGAAATCAGCTACTGGCAGGATTTGGATGCTGACGAAGAGCCGAACATCTCGAACGACAACCCCGACGACCTGGGCGAAGTCGGCAAGGCAGAGCAGGGCTCCATGCGCGCCCGTACGCTCTACCTCAACAAAGGCTATGGCGTTGCTGACCTGACGTCCGAGCTGGCCAACACCGAGCCGATGCAGCACATCCGCAACCGCTTCGGCACCTACTGGACCCGCCGCTGGCAGCGTTACCTGCTCGGCGCCGCCCGTGGCGTGATCGCATCGAACATCGCCAACGACGCCGGTGACATGGTGGTGGACGCCGGTGCGACCATCAGCGCTGGCGCCTTCCAGGATGCTGCTTTCACCTCTGGTGACGCTGCCGACGTGTTCTCCGCGATCGGCGTGCACTCCGTGGTGATGAACCAGATGGTCAAGCAGGACCTCATCGAGTACCTGCGCGACTCCGACGGCCGCATCATCCTGGCCACCTATCTGGGCAAGCCGGTGTTCATGGACGACAGCCTCGTCTACGGCGCCGGCCGCTACCTGTCGGTGTTCTTCGGTCAAGGCGCGTTTGGCTACGGCGAGGGCACCCCAGCCGTTCCGGTCGAGCTGGAGCGCAAGCCAGGCGGCGGCAACGGTGGCGGTGCTGAAGTCCTGTGGGAGCGTAAGACGTTCATCCTGCAGCCTGCTGGTTTCAGCTGGAAAGGCAGCAACAACCAGAACCTCAGCCCGACCGCCGCTCAGTACGCTGCTGCTGCGAACTGGGAACGCGTGTTCGACCGCAAGCAGGTTCCGTTCGCCGCGGTGATCAGCGGCACCACCACCCCGTAATCCAACTGTGACGGGGCGTCTTCTGGCGCTCCGTCGCAAGGGAGCGAATCATGAAAGTGATCTACACCGACAAGCCGGGCAGCGAGCCTGGTGTGTGCTATCGACTGCTCAGTGAGTTCTTCGGGGTGATCAGCGCAGCGACCGATGTTTTCGTGCAGGGCGACAACCCCAACATCATCGAGGCCTACAAGCGGGCAGGCATCAAGGTCACTGGTGCCGATGAAAACGGACTGCGTACCGATGGCCCGACGGTGGCGGAGTATGTTGACGCTGGTTATCAGGCGAGCAACTACCCGCCGGCGGGCTACGCCTCGCGCAGCACTGCCGAAGAAGTCGAAGCAGCGATTGCCGCTCAGAAGCCGAAGGCTGACACCAACACTGAAACCGACCCGCTGAAAATGAAGGTCGACGACCTCAAGGCCTGGCTGACCGCGAAAAACATCTCGTTCGACGCCTCGGCCAAGAAAGAAGACCTGCAGGCCCTGGTGCCAGCGGAATAAGGACAAGCAAATGACCGACTTTATCACCGTCGCCGACGTTGACGCCCTGTTGGGTCCTGACTGGGCCGGCACCGGTGATCCGGTCCTTTCCGTGACCATGGCCAACGCCTGGCTCACGGACAAGATTAATAGACCTGTTGCCGATCCGACCCCTGACGCTATCAAGCTTGCAGGCGCTCAGGTTGCGAAGGAAGCGGCGGCGGGCAACTTGTACAAAGCGACCCAGAAGGAAGTGCTGAGCAAGACGGTATCGGCTCAGTCGGGCACTTCCGTCAGCAAGACCTATGCGGAAGGCTCGACTGACCTTTCCGCCGGCGAGAATTTCGCCCTCGCGCTATTGGCGCCGTGGGTCAAGCGCTCGGGCACGATCATGCTCAAACGGGTGTAGCCATGGGAATGCGCGAAGAGATTCAGGCCGAGCTGGCCGAAGCGTTTGACGATCCGGACGGCCTGGCAGACGCGGTGAAGCCCGTGGAAGGCTCGCGCAAGTCGACCCCGGTCTATGACCCGTCCACTGGCACTACCACTGGAGGAACTGTTACCTACACCGGGCGTGGGACCTTCGGCAGCTACCTTGCAAAGGAGATCGATGGGTCCCTGATTCAGACCACCGACGAGAAGCTGCTGATCCTCCAGAACGAGCTGTTCATCTCTGTTGCTGGCTTGCCGACGACGACACCCGCTGAGCCGAAGATCGGCGACATCATCGCGGCGAAGCGCGTGCTGAACGTGAGTCAAGATCCAGCTGGCGCAATCTGGACCGTTCAACTGAGGAAGTGACATGGCTTCCAAATATTCAGGACTGAGCGGCGGTTTTGCCGCGCAGATCCAGGCTTTTGCCGATCAGGCGCAGCAGGCTATCGACGCGACGTTGCGCGAGATAGTCATCGAACTGGGCAGTAGCGTGATTCGCATGTCGCCGGTGGGCAACCCGGAGATATGGGCGGCGAACGTCGCGCATCAGCAAAAGAACACCCGCGCCGCCGATGACTACGACTTCAAGGTTGCCGTCCGCAACACGCTGATCAATCTCGACGACAGCAATTTCACCAAGTCCGGCAATCTGCGCAAAGGCGTGAAGTACGCCAAGCCGCTGACCAAAGCTGAGCGGGTCCAGAACTTCAACGTGAATGGGCTGGTTTCCGGCAACGATTACGTCGGCGGGCGATTCCGTGGCAACTGGATGTTCAGCATCGGGTCGCCGGACAACACCACGACGGACGAGGTCGACCCGAGCGGGCGCAAGTCCACCGCCCGAATCGTCGACGGCGCGATCGAGTTCAAGGCAGGCGACACGGCCTACATCACCAACTCGTTGCCGTACGCTGTTGCATTGGAGTTTGGGCACAGCACACAGGCGCCAAACGGAATGGTCAGAGTGACGCTAGGGCGCTTCCAGCAGATAGTTCTCGACGCAATCAGGAACAACCAGGTATGAGCCACCAGATCATTCGCCGCATCTACGAACAGCGCCTTGCGGCTTGGGCAGGCCTGCGCGGTTTGCGGATCGCCTATCAGGGCGTGACATTCGAGCCCGGTGACAACGAGACCTATCTGCGCGCTTTCACGCTGCCCGCAGGCACCGACACACAAACGCTGGAAGGCACTGACCGGGTCTATACCGGCGTGTTCCAGATCAGTGTCGTGACGCCGGCCGGTAACGGCACCGGCGATGCTGAAGGCCTGGTCGAAGACCTTGACGACTTGTTTCCCACGTACCTGCGACTGCAGCAGGGCGACTTCGAAGTGATGGTGCTGACACCGGTCGAGCCCGGGCCCGCAATTCAGGACGGCACAACGCTCACCGTTTCGGCGTCCTTCCAGTACCGCGCCGACCGCACATAACCCGCCCATTGGGCAAACCCTGAACCCTGCCGAGTGTGGGGTTTTTCATTTCTGTACGAGGAAAACCCAATGAGTGCCATTCTTCCCAACGGCTCGATCTTTGAAATTGCTACCACCTACAGCGCGCCGAAGCCTTTCACCGCTATCACCAATGCCAAGCCGCCTGAAGCCACTTCCGCCGCGCACGGCTTCGATGATGGTGATGTGCTGGTGGTGACCTCGGGCTGGACCCGCCTGAACGACAAGGTTGTCCGCGTGACTGGCTCCGACACTGACAGCTTCGAGCTGGACGGGATTGATACCACCAAAACCTCCGTCTACACCGCCGGTTCTGGTCTCGGCTCTGTGCGTGCGGCCAGCGGCTGGGCGCAGATCAGCCAGATTACCGACAACAGCAGTTCCGGTGGTGAGCAGCAGTTCGCGACGTTCGGCTTCCTGGAAGAGTCCGACGACCGCCAACTGCCAACCACCAAGAACCCGATCACCTTGTCGCTGACTGTCGCCGATGACGACAGCCTGCCGTACGTGGCGGCGGTGGAGGCGGCCGACGATGATCGCGAGCCCCGCGTGCTGCGCCTGACCCTGCCGAACGGCGCAACTATCTACTACAACGCGTACGTGTCGATCACACCGACTCCGACGCTGACCCGCAACAACGTCATGGCCCGCGTGATCACGCTGTCCCTGGCATCGCGTCCAACTCGCTACAAGGCGGCCTAATCCATGGCGACGAAACTCAAAATTGCCCAGGGCGCGACGTTCAAGGCGGACGTCGATATCCCTCGCGTTGGTGGCACCTTCAACCAGGTATCGTTCGAGTTCAAGTATCGGAACCGACGTGAGCTTGCGGCGCTCTTCGCGGGTTGGCAGCAATCCGCCAAGGATGAGCAGCAGCGACTCAAAGAGAAGGGTGACGATATCACCCTCATCGATATCACTGATGCGCACATCGAACGTCAGATCGAGCAGGTCGGTGAGCTGGTCGTGGGCTGGGGCTTCGACGACAAGTTCACTCCCGAGAACATCCGTGCCCTGGTCGAAACGTCGGCGGGCGCCGGCGACGCCATCGTGGATGCCTATCAGAACGCGTTCAAGGTGGTACGCGAGGGAAACTGAGGGCGGTCGCTCGCAAGCTATGGGAGCCGGGGCCATCAGATGAGGCTCTGGCATCCTTTGGTCTTACTCGCGCTGATATTCCGGATGAGGACGTGGAAGTTCTCCCAGATGCCTGGCCAGCCGTTACGGTCTTCAATGCTATGTCGACCCAATGGCGCGTCGGGATGGGAGGGCCAGTCGGTCTGGATTATGGCGTGATCAGCGAAGTGGCCGCCTTTATTGGTTACACCAAAAAACAGACTGCCAAGCTTTTTCCGGACCTTCGGGTAATGGAGGCCGAGGCGTTGCTCGTCATGAGCGAATCGAAATAGTGGAGCACTCATGTCGGGCACAATCGCTGAACTTGGGATAGCGGTGGACTCGGGTGATGCCGTCCAGGCTGCGTCCGATCTGGACAAGCTCACGGAAGCGGGAGCCAGTGCTGAGAAAGCGGCCGAGGGCGTCACCACCGGTTTCAAGAAGACCGCCGATGCGGCTGACAAGCTGGCAGAGGCTGAGGCCCGCGCCGCACAGGCAACCGCGGATGCGAAAGCGCGCCTGCTGGAAACCGCCCAAACGTCGCTGAAAAACAGCGAGTATTACCACCGTCTGACCACCAGCGTGGCGAGCACTGCCAGCGCGATGGATGTCAGCCGCGACTCCACGGCGAGCCTGCTCGCACTTCAGAAGCGGATGCAGGCCGAGTCTGATGCGCTCGTCGGCACTCTTCAGGATGAGGCCAAGGCCGCCAAGGATGCTGCGGCGGCCACCGGCGTTCAGGCGGAAGGCTTGCAGGCGCTGTTGGGCAAGATCAGCCCGGCACTCGCCGCGTTGCAGAAGCTTGACGATCAACAGGAACTGCTGAACAAACATCGCACCGCTGGCAACCTCGGCGAGGACGACTACAAAACCTTTTCAGCAGACATCGACGCCGCGCGGCAGAAGGTCAAAGGACTGGGCGACGAGACATCGAAGTTCAGCCTCAACACCAAGGGCGCGCGCGAGAACGTTCTTCAGCTGGGTAATGCCCTGGCCGAAGGCAACTTCCGCGTCGCCGCGCACAACCTGCTGGAGATCGGCACAAGCGCTGGCACGTCGGCGCTGCGCCTGGCTGCAATCCTGGCACCAATTGCAGCAGTTGCCGCCGTTGTCGCTACCCTGGGCATTGCCTACTACAAAGGCAGCGAGGAGGCCGACAGCTACAACAAGGCGCTGATCTCCACCGGCAGTGCCGCCGGCGTCAGCGCATCGCAGCTTGGCGGCCTGGCGCGCCAGGTCAGCGCTGTGGTGGGCACCACTGGGCAGGCGGCGGAAGTGCTCGCCACCTTGGCGGCCAACGGCAAGATCGCCGGCGACAGCTTTGGCGCGATCACCCAGGCGGCCATCGGCATGCAGGAAGCGACCGGCACCGCAATCAGTGCCACTGTCGCCGAGTTCGTAAAGATTGCCGACGACCCCGTGAAGGCGTCTGCGGCGCTGAACGAGCAGTATCACTACCTGACGGCGTCCGTTTACTCGCAGATTGCCGCACTGGAAGAGCAGGGCGATCACGCTGCGGCGGTAAAGCTCGCCACCGAGCAATACGCTGATGCGATCAACGAGCGCACCCCGAAGATTCTGGAAAACCTGAGCTTCTGGGAGCGCGGCTACTTGGCCGTGGTCAAGGCGGCTGATGGGCTGAAGAACCTAGGTCGTCCTGATATCGACGCCGATATCGCCAATGCCGAGAAGGATCTCGCTGGCGCGCAGGCCGGTGACATCGGCCTGTTCCAGAACAAGCAGGAGATGATCGAGTACTACACCGATCGGCTCAATTTCCTGAAAGACACCAAGGCAGCAAATGCCGACATCGCTAAATATGATGCCGAGCAGGCGAAAGCGCAGCAGGATTCGATCGGGGCCATGTCCAAGATCGATGCGCTCACCAAGTCCTCCTGGACCAATGAGCAGAAGCGCACCGACGCGGTAAAGGAATACAAGAAGTGGCTGGACGACATCCGGAAGACCGATCCGAATGACTCCCGGCTCAACCAGGCGACCGTCGACAAGAACATCGCCAACATCAACGACAAATTCAAGGACCCGAAAGGCCCGGCTAACCAGCTGAACCTGACCGGTTTCAACGATGCACAGAACAACCTAAAGTCGATCACGGGTTACTACCAGAACCTCGAAAAGGAACTGGATTCCGCGCAAAAGGCCGGGCTGGTGTCGGCTGAGTCCTACAGCAGCCAGCGCGTCGCGATCGTTGAGCAGGAAAAGAGCGATGTCACCGCGGCCTACGAGGCTGAGATCGCTGCCCTGCAAGCGGTGCGCGACAAGTCGTCGACCACGGGCGAGCAGCGCATCCAGCTTGACCAGAAAATCGCTGATGCTCGGACCAGCATGGTCAAGGCGCAGAAGGACGCTGACAGCCAACTGGAGGTGCTGGCCAGCAATGAAAAAGGCCGGATCGACAAGCAGACCCGCTCTATCGCCCAATACGTACAGGCGCTGGATCAGCAGCAGAAGGCGCTGGAATTGGCCGGGCAGCGCGCTGTGCTGGGCGTTGGTCGCGGCGATCGCCAGAACGCGCTCGATGCACAGCTCAATGCGCAACAAGATCGGTTCGCCCAGCAATCGCTGGACCTCGCGAATCAGATGTCCGATCCGTCGCGAAACATGTCCGACGAGGAGTTCGCGAAGAAGTCCCAGGCTCTGGCCGATGCCAACAAAAAGGCGACCGACCAGATCCGCCAGAACTACGCCGATGTGCAGGCCGCCCAGGGCGACTGGACCAACGGCGCCACGTCTGCTTGGGAAAACTACCTCGACAGCGCCCGGGATATCGCTGGCCAGACGAAATCGCTCTTCACCAATGCGTTTTCCAACATGGAAGATGCAGTGGCGAACTTCGCCATCACTGGCAAGCTGTCCTTCAGCGACTTCACCAAATCGGTTATCTCTGATCTGGCTCGCATCGCTACCCGGCAGGCTACCTCGGGGGTTCTCAGCACTCTGTTCGGTATCGGCGCCTCAGCTGCAGGGTCTTACGCTGGTGGCTCTTCGGCAGGTTCCGGTGCGAGTTCGGGGTTCGACTACAGCTTGGGTTCTGCATCCTCTGGGATTTCTTACGGTGGTGGTCGTGCCACTGGCGGCGATGTTGCGCCTAACTCGCTGTACCAGGTCAATGAAGTGGGTCCCGAGCTGTTCAGCCAGGGCGGCAAGTCCTATCTGATGACAGGAGCAAATGGCGGAAGCGTTACCCCGCTTGGTTCGGGGGCAGGCGCTGTCGCTGCCGGTAGTGCTGGCGGAAGCCCAAATGTCTACATCAGCATCGCCAGTGACGGCTCATCGCAGGTCAGCTCGGATACTTCGGGCCTTGAATCCTTCGGCAAGCAGATCGGTGAAATCGCGGCTCAGAAGTATCGCGAGCTCGAGGCGAAATCGCTTTCGTCGCAGGGCAATATCAGGCGAGCAATAAACGGAAGATGAGAGGCGGGGCTACTCAAGCCCCGCAACTCCTACAGCGCCGCTTTTGCTTTATCGATAGCGATCAATTCGACCTGATCGAAAGTAAGTGAGCCAGGGTTCTCATGCTCAAAATCGACGTCGATGCTGCCTCCAATCTTCGACTCAAAATCTGAGAACACGATATTCAGCTTCGCTCGGACGGTGGGTAGTGGATCTTCGTTGGAGTAGTTCGTAATTGCGAAGGAGAAAAGCTTGAGATTCATGGCGCGTCCTATTGGCTGAGAGGCTTTTCATAATGCCAGAAATATTCACCTGGACGCCGGACGCAAAGCCGACCGGCAAATATTCCAACCGAACGAAGTCTGCAAAGTTTGGCGATGGATATGAGCAGGTGGTCGCGGACGGGATCAACAACGAATCCCAGTCGTGGCCGCTAACGTTCACCAGCAGCAAGGTACGAGCCGATCAGATCATGGCGTTCCTGAGAGCGAGGAAGGGTTACCAGTCGTTTAGCTGGAAGCCCCCGTTCGGCGATCAGGCACTCTTCCGCTGTACTGAGTACACCGCCACTGACCTGGGCGGCGGCCAATGGGCTGTATCCGCCACCTTCGACCTGTCATTCCAACCCTGAGGTAACCCATGGGCATTAATGCCGACATCCAGACGCTGGAGCCGGGAGAGCGCGTGGAGCTTTTCGAGCTGGACGCCACGCTAGTAGGTGCCGAGCTTTACCGGTTCCATGGCTACAGCAAACTGGGGTCGATCTGGTGGCAGGGCCTGGAGTACTCGCCGTGGCCGATCCAAGCGACAGGCTTTGAGATCACAGCCGACGCCCAGCAGCCAAATCCATCTCTGCTGGTGGGCAATGTCACCGGATTCATCAGTGCGCTGTGTTTGGGCTTCGAGGATCTGATCGGTGCGAAGCTCACACGTCGCCGAACGCTTGGGCGCTACCTAGATGCGGTCAACTTCCCCGGTGGTAACGCTGAAGCAGACCCTGACGAGGAGTTCTCCCCTGACATCTGGTACATCGAACAGAAACTGGGCGAGGACAAAACGAAGGTCGAGTTCTCCCTGGCTTCACCGATTAACCTCAATAACAAGCAGCTGCCAGCGCGCCAGATCGTCGCGAACTGCTGCCAGTGGTTGTCGATCGGTGGTTACCGTGGGCCGTACTGTGGTTACACCGGCGGACCAGTGGCGACCGACGACGACATCATTACCACCGATGCCGCCAGCGACATGTGCAGCGGCACGCTCAAGGGCTGCAAGTTTCGATACGGCGAGACCGGCCAGTTGCGCTTTGGCTCGTTCCCGTCAGCTGGGAGGATCGGATGAAGATCACGAAATCAACGCTTGATCATATCCATCAGCAGGCGATTCAGTGCTATCCGGCCGAGGCCTGCGGCCTGATCATCAGAGAAGGGCGGGCGCAGGTATACGTACCATGCACGAACGTGGCCACAACCACTGGTGAACACTTTCGGCTCGCTCCCGCAGAGTATGCCGCTGCCGAAGATCGCGGCACCGTGCTGGCGGTAGTGCACAGTCATCCGGACTATTCGCCGCAACCCAGCGAAGCAGACCGGGTAGCGTGCGAAGCCAGCGGCTTGCCCTGGCACATCATCGAAGTGCGAAAGGGCGACGATGGAGTGGTCTCTGCCGGTGAGCTTTTCAGCTTCACTCCCACAGGCTACCAGGCGCCACTGATTGGCCGGCCGTTCCATCACGGAACGCTTGATTGCTACCAGATGATTGTCGACTACTACCAGCGCGAGCTTGGCATCACGCTCAAGCAGTACGGGCGCGAGGACGACTGGTGGAGCAACGGCGGCAACCTGTACATGGAGAACTACGCCGATGCAGGGTTTTCGCCTGTGAACGATCTGCAGCAGGGTGACGTGATCATCATGCAGGTGCGGGCGCCAGTCCCGAATCACGCGGGCATCTACTTGGCCGATGGCATCCTCAAATCAGAGCCGGAGCATTACCCGGCGCCGCGATCAATCCTGCACCACCTGCACGGGCGAGACAGTCGCCGCGACGTTTACGGAGCCTTCTGGGCGGAATCCACACGGCTGATCCTTCGGTACAAGGACATGATCCAATGACCTCGATTAACTATGCCCCAAACGAGCGCCTACGCACCATCCGACTGTACGGCACCCTTGGCGCACGCTTTGGCCGCGTTCATACCCTGGCCGTTAACAGCGCTGCTGAAGCCTGCCGCGCGCTTGGCGTGCTGCTGCCGGGCTTCGAGCAGTTCATGATCGGCTCCAGGGATAAGGGCATGACCTTCGCCGTTTTCCACGACAAGCGCAACATCGGGAAAGATGAACTTGGCGATCCGCCGGGCCGCGCCGAGATCCGCATTGCGCCTGTGATCCAAGGATCGAAGCGCGCTGGCACTCTTCAAACGGTAGTGGGAGTAGCCATATTCGCCGCAGCAGTATTTTTCTCTGGTGGCGCTGCGGCAGGCTCCGCAGGGCTTTTTGCAGGGTCCGCAGGCTGGGGCATTGTTGGTTCAATCGGTATTTCCCTTGCTCTTGGTGGGGTTGCTCAGATGATCGCCGGCACACCAAAAGGTTTGGGGGCGCAGGACCAGGCTGATAACAAGCCCAGCTACGGTTTCAACGGCCCAGTGAACACGCAGGCCCAAGGCAACCCAGTCCCCTTGGGGTATGGGCGAATGATCGTCGGCAGCGCTGTGATCAGTGCAGGCATTTATGCAGAAGATGCGCAGTGATAGTCTCGGACCTTCTTTCATGAGGGACCGACATGCGTATTCTTACAGGCATTCTCACTTCTTTATTGCTGGCTGGCTGCAGCACCTCACCAGTATCGATTGATAAGGCTGATCCAGTTCCGCAAGCCAGGATTCACGGCTTTTCCACTAAGACCGAGTCTCAACTGGTCGTCACCAGAGACACCGGACTATTCGGGTCGGGCGTCAACTACAGCCTGTACATCGACGGGGCTCTGGCCGCGGAGTTTGCGTCGGGCGAGGTAGCAAGATTTGGCATTTCACCTGGCCGGCATATCCTTGGCCTTGCACCAAGCACCATGTTCGGTGGGAGCCAGCATGAATCTGAAATAAACGTAAAACCGGGCGAGGTCATCCGCCGGCGAATATCGCTCGATGGTGGCGGTTTTCATCTAACCCCCACCGCATACTGAATCACACAAACCCGCTCCGGCGGGTTTTTTTATGCCCGGAGAAAAGTGCATGGGTTCGCTTCAAGAGATCAGCGGCGCCAAAAGCAGTGGGTCGAGCCAGAAGGCGGCGACCGAGACGCCAGACAGCCTGATCAGCATCGCCTATGCAAAAGTGCTGGATGCGATCAGCGAAGGCCCCATCGCAGGCCTGGCCAACGGCAACCAGTCGATCTTTCTGAACAACACGCCTTTGGCCAATGCCGACGGCAGCCTCAACTTCACCGGCGTTACCGTGGGCACGCGCACTGGCGAGGCTGATCAGGAATATCTGCCGGGCTTCCCATCCGTCGAAAGCGAAACGGGCGTCGGCATCGAGCTGAAGTTTGCCAGCCCTTGGGTTCAGACGATCAGTAACACCGAACTGTCCGCCGTGCGCGTGCGCCTGGCTGTCCCGTACCTGACCTACACCGACGACAAGGGCAACATCAACGGCTTTCAGGTCGCTTACGCGATCGATATCGCCACCGACACTGGGCCCTACGTTCAGGTGGTGAACTCGTCGTTCAACGGCAAGACCACCAGCACCTACGAGCGTAGCCATCGCATTGACTTGCCAGCATCGACGACTGGCTGGCGCGTGCGTGTGCGCCGTCTGACGCCGGACTCGACCACGTCGAACATCCAGAGCACCACCAATATCTCGTCTTACACCGAGATCATTGACGCAAAGCTGCGCTACCCGTACACCGCCATGGTCGGCATCACCGTCGACGCTTCGCAGTTCTCCAGCATTCCGTCCAGGGCGTTCGACTGCAAGCTGCGCATCGTCCGCGTGCCATCCAACTACTTTCCGGACACCCGCACCTACGTCGGCACATGGGACGGTACGTTCAAGCTGGCGTGGACCGATAACCCCGCCTGGATCTACTACGACCTGATTCTCAACGACCGCTACGGGCTTGGCCAACTGATCACTGCCGCCCAGGTCGACAAGTGGGGCCTGTACCAGATCGCCGGCTACTGCGACGAGATGGTCGCCGACGGCAAGGGCGGTCTTGAGCCGCGCTTCACTTGCAACCTGTACCTGCAGACCCGCGCCGATGCGCTTCAGGTGCTTCAGGACCTGGCCAGTATCTTCCGTGGCATGGCGTATTGGGCGGCTGGCTCGGTCGTGGCCTCGGCCGACATGCCGACCGATCCGGTGTACACCTACGCGAATGCGAACGTGATCGACGGCCTGTTCACCTACGTGGGCAGCGCACGCAGCACGCGCTTCTCCGTGGCTCTGGTGAGCTGGAACGACCCGTCCAACTTCTACGAGAAGAAGGTCGAGTATGTCAGCGACCAGAAAGCCTTGGCGCGATACGGCGTGCAGCAGACCGAGATTTCTGCGTTCGGCTGCACTTCGCAGGGCCAGGCGCAGCGCCTCGGGCACTACACACTGCTGACCAACCTGCTGGAAAACGAAACCGTCAGCTTTGCTGCTGGCCTGGACGGCACCATCGCGCGCCCGGGCCAGATCATTCGCATCGCGGATGCTGACCGAGCAGGGCGAAGAATTGGCGGCCGGATCAAAGCAGCCTCTGCGCGCACCATCACGCTTGACGCCGATGCAGCGGTATCGGTGGGCGATTCCGTGACGGTGATCCTGCCGACCGGCGTGGCGCAGACCAAGACGGTTACCGGCTATGCCGATCGAGTCATGACTGTCGGGACGTCGTGGACCGCCATTCCGGTCGCTCAGTCGGTTTTTGCGATCGAGAGCAGCACGTTGGTCGCGCAGACCTACCGAGTGCTGTCGGTCGCCGAGAACTTCAGCGACACGGAGATGAAGTACGACATCACGGCCGTGAAGCACGTGGCGGGCAAGTACGCCGCGATCGATAACGGCGCGCAAATTGTTCAGTTGCCCGTGACAGTTATCCCGCCCAGCGTGCAACTGCCGCCGACCAACATTCGGCTGTCGTCCTTCAGCGCTATTGACCAGGGCGCCGCAGTCACGACGATGCGCGTCGAGTGGGATGCGCCGGCGAATGCGGTTTCCTATGACGTCTGGTGGCGCCGCAACAGTAACGATTGGGTTTATGCGGGCCGAACCTACTCAGCAGCGATTGAGGTGGTCGGCATTTACGCAGGGACGTACCTGGTTCGCGTGGCGGCCCTGAACTCGCTGAATGCTGCTTCGATCTGGGGCTACAGCGAATCCACGCTGCTCAACGGCAAAGAAGGCCTGCCGCCGGCGGTGACCTCACTGACGGCAACGCCGCTGATCCTCGGCATTCACCTGAAATGGACTTTCCCACCAGGTGCGGAAGACACCCAGCGCACGGAGCTCTGGTACGGCCCGACCACGGACCTCGCGGCCGCGACGAAACTCAGCGACCTGGCCTACCCGCAGTCCGAGTACAACATGCAGGGCCTGCTCGCGGGCGTGACGTTCTTCTTCTGGGCGCGGCTGGTCGACCGGACCGGCAACATCGGTCCGTGGTACCCGTTCGGTCAGGGCGTGATGGGGCAGAGCAGCTCTGATGCTGGGCCTATCCTCGATTATCTCGCCGGCCAGATCGGCGAATCGGAGCTTGGGCAGGAGTTGCAGGACAAGATCGATCTGATCGACGGCCTGCAAGAGCAGATCGATGCGCTGGACGGCCTGAAAGCCTATGACCCGAATGCGACTTACACCAAGGGCCAGATGATCGTCATGGACGGTCGCATCCTCCAGGCGGCCAAGAACGTGCCGGTGAACACACCGCCGCCCAACACTGCGTTCTGGACGGACGTCGGTCAGAGCGTCGAGACAGCCAATGGCCTGGCGCAGCAGGTGGCGACCAACACCACCGACATCACCACCATCGACGGGAGGGTGACGGCCCAGGCTTCAAGCTTGCAGGCGCTGCGGTCATCCGCCCGGGATGACGATGGTGAAGGTGACCTGGCCGATGCCCTGAAGGGCTGGAGCAGCACGGCCAGCATCGTCACCGAGGCCAAGACCGCCGCCAGCGCGACCGAGGCAGTCGCGAAGAGCGTCACGCAGTTGACTGCTACGGTGGGCGACAACGCTGCGCAGGTTACCGATCTGCGCCAGGTGGTCACCACGAACCAGCAGGCCACGGCCACCGCGATTCAGCAACTGGGTGTGAAGGTCGACGGCAACACGCTCGATATTCAGACTCAGTCGCAGGCGCTGGTCGACGTGAACGGTAAGGTCTCAGGCTCCTGGTCCGTGAAGATGCAATACAACTCGGCGACCGGGCAGTACATCGCCGCCGGCATCGGGCTTGGCATTGAGAACACCGCAGCCGGACTACAGAGCCAGTTCCTGGTCTCTGCCGATCGGTTCGCCATCGTCAACACCATCGCCGGCGGTGCCGTCTCGGTTCCGTTCGCGGTGCAGGGCGGGCAGGTGTTCCTCAACCAGGCGTACATTCAGGACGGGACCATCACCAACGCCAAGATCGGCAGCTTCATCAGCTCGACGAACTACGTGGCGGGCCAGACCGGCTGGATCTTCAACAAGGACGGCACGCTGGAAATCAACGGCGGCGCACCGGGGCAGGGGCGAATCGTCGTTAACAACCTGTATGTCGCGGTCTATGACGGCAATGGCATGCTTCGCGTGAAGCTGGGTAATTTGGGGTGATTCATGGCCTACGGCATGCGGGTGTGGGACGCCTCGGGAAACCTGCGCATGGACGAAAACTCGTTCACTGTGCGGATTGTCCTGTCGGTAGTCGTCAACAATAGCGGCTGGACAATCGTCAACTCGCAGGGCGCGGGGTATCAGGATTTCAGTTGTCCAGGCGTCACGCCGTCCAATGCCTCGGCCACTTGCCTTCCTGTGGCTAATTACACAAGCAATGAGACTCAGTTCGAAACCGAGGTGCGGACAGACGTGGTGCGGGTCTATAACTACAATCGGGGGTACGCCGGATTTACCAACCCGGCAACCACGGCTTCAATGCGACTGATCGTCGTGAGGATGTCTTGATGTCGTATGGCTTTCAGTTCATGAACAATAGCGATGTCGTAACGCTAGACTCCGAATTTGCGCGGCTTGTCGTTCTTGATCAGGGCGCTTACTCGCCAAACGCGGAGAGCGGCTTGCGTGCGAACGTAAATTTCTCACGTGTGATCACCTCGCAAGAACCGCCATTGATTTTCGCTAAGCCAACCGTAGTCAGTGGGCAGGCAGCAATTACCAGCGTTTTGATATACGGATCTCCTGGTAACTGGACCGGGTTCGGCATTCGCACGCGAAGCGTGAACCATGCGCCCCCAAATGGCACATGGTTCGTTGGCGCCTTTGCTGCGCAAGGTGTAAGCCAATACGGTATGCAGCTTTTCGACGGATCGGGGAAGCTTCTTTTCGATAGTGGAAACCCATGCGCGGTATTTACGGCGGCATATCAGAACTGGGCATATGCCTTCACGCAGACCCTAGACGTTGGCGTAACTAATTTCTTTTCCAGTCCAAAGCCGATCAACACCGTGGACTACATGCTGATCAATAACTACAGCATGAACGTGGTAGCAGGGTCTAACTCGGGCGCTCTTGTCGCAAGCGTTTGGGATTTCACTAATGGGACGCTGTACGCAACTATGACGTCTTCAGCTAACTCTCAGACGTTCTACCTGCCCGCCTTATTCGCCAGGCTCGTCGCTTAACTTTTCCAAACCAAAGGAATTACATATGCCCTGGTACAGAGCCGGGACGGTTTCTGTCGTCCAAAATTCGAATGCGGTGACCGGTACCGGCACAGCATTTATCGCCAATGCGCGGGTAGGGGATGCCTTTCGCGGCCCGGACGGTGCCTGGTATGAGGTGACCAACATCCCGAGCAACACCTCGATGTCCATCTCGCCGAACTATCAGGGCGCGAGCAGCAGCTCGGGTGCCTACGCGCTGGCGCCAATGCAGGGCTACGTGAAGGACTCTGCCGACGCCCTGCGTGCATTGGTGAACCAGTTCGGGCCGGTGCTGGCGGTGCTCGGCACTACAGGCACCCTGGCGGGTGTTCGCTCCGCGTTGAACCTGACCAACACCGATGGCTTGCCTGAAGGCGACAACAAGTACTTCTCGGATTTTCGGGTGCGCGCGGCGGTGCTCACCGGGCTGGTGACGACCAGCACTGCCGATGTGGTTGCAGCCGATAACGTCTTGACCGCCATCGGCAAGCTGCAGGCGAAGGCCGCTGCTGCTGTGACGGCACTCGGTCAAAAGGCTGCCAGTGGCACCAACAGCGATATCAAATCCCTGACCGGCCTGACCACCGCGCTGTCCGTCGGCCAGGGCGGTACCGGCGTCACCACAACGGCAGCGCTGCTGTCTGCGCTGCTGGCGGCGGGCGCCTTCGGCAAGAGCAACATCCTCGGCAGCGTCGGGCAGAGTGGCGGGGTGCCCACGGGCGCCATCATCGAGCGCGGAAGCAACGCTGCCGGTGAATACACACGCTTCGCCGACGGCACCCAGATCTGCTACTGCAAACCCTCTGGCATCGTCAGCGCCTCAGCTGGCCTGAACGTTCTGGGGCCTTACTCGACCCCGGCGGCGTTTGCCGCATCGGACTTCATCGTCCTGGGCAACGCAGTGCCGCAGGGTACGAACGATCAATACGGCATTGTCCTGGCGTATCCCGCCAGCGTTGGGTCGTTCAACCTGGTGCTGCGTAACGGTGCGGCTGCCCAGCAGTTCGCGAGCTTCCGAATTCTTGTCGTCGGCAGGTGGTTCTAATCATGATTATCAAATTGCACCCGCAGCGCCGCGATGAGCTGCTCGAAGTCCACAAGAGCGGCGATACGCTGGTCATCAACGGCGAGCCGCTGGACTTCAGCCCTCTACCGGACGGCGCCACGCTCCCGGCCGGCGCTGTCGATAGCCCATGGTTCACCGGGGACGTTGATCGCGTGAACGGCGAGCTGGTAATCAACCTGCTGCTGCCATTGCCAGTCAACTACAGCCAGGCGCAGGCGTTTCCCCAGGACCTGGTGGGCGTCCCGGATGGTCCGGTGCTGCTGCCTCAACCGTTGCCGGTGCCCGAAGTTGTCGAAGAACCGCAGGAGTTGGCCGAATGAGCAAAATCGACTGGTCGAAAATGATCACCAAAGAGATGAAGGAGGCTGCGGCGCTGGCGCTGGTGCTTGCCGAATCCAAAAGCCTGCTCGCCCAGCGTAACGCCGTGGCTGCCGAGCAGATCGCCCGCATTCAGGACCGTGTGGACACGCTGGGGTACGGCGTTGATGCCGGCGTGGCCACCGAAGAGGACGAGGCCGAGCTGGCGGCGCTGACGATCAGCCTCAAATCGTGGAAAACCTACAAGTTCGCCCTAGGCAAGGTGGCCACGCAGCCGACCTGGCCGGCGGCGCCGGTATGGCCCCCAGCCCCCGCAATCCCTGAAATCGCCGCAGATCCCGCCGCGCTGTCGCTCGACACCGTCTGATCGCGACCCCCGCGACCCGGCCCGCCCAGCGCGGGTATTTTTTTGTCTGGAGAAAAGCGATGCCACGAATCCAATCCGATGCGGCGGGCGGCAAGAACGTACTAGCCTTCCTCGACATGCTGGCCTGGTCCGAACTGGGCGCCGATTACCTGCGCCGCAGCGATGACGGCTACAACGTGATCGTCACCGGCACCGACGGCGTGCTGGAGATGTTCTACGACTACAGCACTCACCCATTCGCCAATGGCCGGAAGTCAAAGGTGTTCAGCCGTTCTGGCCAGACCTCGAACGCCGCCGGCCGGTATCAGTTCATGCTGAAGGATTACGCCCACTACCGCGACCAACTGAAACTGTCCGACTTCGGGCCGGTGAGTCAGGATCGCTGGGCCATCCAACTGATCAAAGAGCGCCGCGCCCTGGACGACGTAAAGGCCGGACGGGTCGAGTCAGCGATCGCTAAGTGCCGGAACATCTGGGCAAGCTTGCCCGGGGCAGGGTATGGCCAGCGCGAGCACAAGATGCAGGATCTGCTCGACCAGTATGTCGCCGCTGGTGGGGTGCTGACATGACTGACCTGCGAGCTACGCTGCTCGCCTACGCACTGGGAGTGGCCGCAGCATCAGGTCTGGCGTGGTGGGGGCTGTCTTCCGCGTATGGTCGCGGCGAGGCGGCGGCCGATATGCGCTGGAAAGCCCAATGGGCCGATCAGGAGACGCTCCAGGCAAAAGGTTTGGCCGCCGCCACGACGGCCAATCGAACCGAAGAGCAACGCCGCCAAGCGGCAATCAATCAGGTAGCGAATGATGCGAAACAACAACAGGTTGCGGCGGTGGTTGATGCTACTGCCGCTGACGCTGCTGGCCAGCGGGTGCGCGACCAAGCAGGAAAACTGGCTGCCGGAGCAAGTTGCACCGCCGGCGATTCCGGAGCTACCCGCCGAAGCCAAGCAGCCACCCGCGCCGCCATGGTGCTTTCCGACCTGTTCCAGCGGGCTGACGCGCGAGCGGGAGAGCTGGCAAGAGCATATGACGCAGGCCGAATAGCCGGGTTGGCATGTGAGGCAGCCTATGCGGCTCTCAAATCAAAATGATTGTGATCTTCTAAAGTGCGGTGATATAACCGATCGCGATAGGAGTCTATTCATCAAGTTTGGGGGTTTATGTGTCGACTGTAACATATGAAGATACCAATCAGATGGTCAAGGCGCTCGCTCATGAGTTTGAAGATAGTTGGGTAAATCAGGAGTCGCTTAAATTTCTTAGGCGTGGGAAGTATGCCAAGACTCAAGTAAATATAAAGCATGTCCCGGAGGAGTGGAGCTCGAAAAGTTTTAGGTGCCAAAATGGACATGATTTTTATCCTGATTGGCTAGCAAAAATTCCACCGGTTTCTTGCTTTAAGCTGAAGAGTGGTATGTTCAGGCAGGCAACTGTTAATACCGCGTGTACAGTTTGTGAAGCTGGCTTTGATATGGAGATTTATCAGCCGCGAATCCGTGGTGAAAGCGCAATATTTGGAGATGAAGCGTTTAGGGAGGTTGATGGGAAAACAGTATTGTGTTACTCGTTTGTGGGCTTTTCTGGCGGACCCAAGAAGCGCAGAACGTTCAAGAAAGAGTTCGATAAAGCCAAAAAATACCTAGCTCCCACTATCAATCCGGATGACTGGGTTCTTCATGTTAAAGATTTAGTTGGTACCGAGCGCCGTAGAGGTATTGAACACTTGGCCCATCTCAATCGTGATCAGGTTATCAAAGGTTTGAAGCAAGTATTGGCTGTGATTGCAAAGTACAGTGCTTCTCAAAGCCTCAACGTGTACAGCGCGATCAGCGTAGTAAAGCAAACGCGACTCGCGGGTGCAACAAAGCTACAAGCTCAGTCGTTCGCGTATAGCGCTGCTCTGATGAGAGTGGTGTCAGAATATACGAGAGCTGGAGTTATGCCGGCTTTCTACTTTGAAAGAACGGGGTCGGATGGGTGGGCTAAAGACTTATTTGACGGGGGGCGTCTCACGTTGTTGTGGGCCCGTTTAACCAATGGGGTACCGGTGAAAAGCCCAGAGTTTGTTTTGCCAACGAATAATTTTCTTTTGGAAGTTGCAGATTCTATTAGTTATGTTGTTGCCAGAGAGTTGTATGCCGTCGGGAGTCGTGCTTCAGGTAAGCCGCTTAACGCGGAGTTTGATACGAAGCTGTTAGGCCGTACGAGGTATATATGGACAGATGCAGAGGGTGGGTGGAATAATTTTTTTGGGAATGGCTTTCCGATGGCGGCGATGTTTAAAGGTACTGATTGGGAACGATTTATTTAGTTGTTGGCTAGATGCATTGAATGCTAACCAAGCTGGGCGATCCATGGCGAGAAAATTTGCTTGAGCATTGAGGGTATTCGATGAAGCCTAAAGCCCCCGGCTTATCGGTAAACCGGGGGGGGCTATTTAACATACGACCCGTTATGGGTAACGCCGGTTACAGCATTTTGCTGAGCGGCACAGGTGGCTCAGGCTCGGCGGGCTTTCCCAGCACGTAAACCACTTGGGTAGTCAGTGACGCGCCTTGTACTGTCGGCTGCAGCCCTGGGACCACGGCCAGCAAGTGCCAGCCTTGGGCGAGCTTGGCATTCGCATCACGGCTGCCGTTGACTTCGATTACCTGTTTCACTTCACTGAACTGCATATCGACTCCTTGCTTTGCACAGTGGCCGTTCCAGGCTGGCCCGGCCGGAGTTCCTGTCTGCTCGTTATGGGTAACGCGGCGTCAGTCCTTTTTATCGTTTCCAAAAGCCCCAGCAGCGATGAACTGCTGACGGATCGGATTATTTGGATCGACCTCGGGTGCGGGCTTGCCCAATACGTAGCAAGGCAGATGTTTGCCGTTGTCACCATAGGAAGACGACGTCACTGCCAATAGCTTCCAGCCATCCCTAAGATGGCTATTGACCAATGACTCCCCGAACACTTGCTTGATTTCGACTGCATCGCTCATCTGCATCGGTCTTGCTCCTTGCACTGCATTGAGGCCGCGCCAGCCGGGCCCGGCCAGGGATGAGCGATTCTAATCACAGATTCGCCACCTGGCATGACGGCGGGCATAAAAAATCCCCTAGGACGCCGGGGGCTGGCTATGCAAGGGCCGGACGGCCTGAGAACTGAATCTGCCTGCTGAGCAATCCGCACAGCCTACGGTTTAATAACTCTCAGTCAAACCTCTGAAAATCAATGGGGCAAAAATGGGGCAACTCGTACGCCATTCCATGCCAATCCATGCTATTTAAGCGGCGTTCAATATTACTGGAAAGCCGCCTGTAAGCCCCGTTCGGTATGGCTTGCAGGCGGTTTGGGCATTAATACCCGAGCACAATTGGCGTTTGTCAGTTTGGCTGGATGCGCGAACCACCCACTGGACTGCGCCACCGGCCTGATTGCTTGGGATGATTGCCTTCCTGGCACGAAAGGATACGAGATTCGGCAGCAAAGCTTGGCCAATCTCGCAGGAGCAAAGGCGGCGAAAGATGCGCGGGATGATGCTCAATGGAGATCCTACGGCGCCACTCCGGGCACTGATGCTTACGTCAGTTGTCGCGTTCAGTTGAGCAAATAGGCCCGCTCACCCACCGAACAGATCATCCTGAGGGTCGCTGTCGACCGCCGCGATCAGATGCGGCCCCTGATTGCGCACATTCCCCACATCCTTGCTCACCTCGAACCAGGTAAATTCCTCGGTCGACCTGCAGCACTCCTTGGCGATCTCGGCGGCGCGCTCTGGCGTCGTCTCGGGATCAACCCATTCGCGAGCGTGCTCCGGGCTCAGCACCACTGGCCGGCGGTCGTGAATGTCCACCATGCCCTGATCTGAATCCGCAGTGATGATCACAAACCCGTCCTGCGGGTCTGGCTCCAGCCCCTCATGCACTTCTGCCAGCGCGGCGAAGAACATTGGGCCTTCCTCCTTCAGCCTGATGAAGTAGGGCTGCTTCTTCTTCGGATCATCCGGATCCTTCACCCACTCGAACCAGCCGTTGGCCGGGGCGAGCGCTCGGCCATTCGGCCACAGTTGTTTGAAAAACCTCCCTGTCATTACCGTTTCAACCCTGGCATTGATCGGCGCCGGACGTTTTCCTTCACCTTTCGCCCAGAACGGCGACCATCCCCATTTCACTTTGTCCACGCTCAGCCCGCCGTCCACCGGCCGGATAATCTCGACCCGGGTCGACGGCGCAACGTTGAAGCGCTGAATCGGCCAGAGGTCGTAGCCGTTGATGACGATCTGCTTAGACGCCAGGTCTTTGAGGTAATGGTCCATCGGCTCGTAGATCGAGTAGCGTCCGCACATGGTGTCACCTGTCGAAAATCGGCTTATACAGTATTGACCACGATAGCTCAGCTTAGTTAACTGTATGCATATACAGTATCAGAGAGAGCTGGCCATGTATTTCCTCATCACACCGCGAATACGCTTAGGCGTGGCGATCGACAAAAAGGAGCTCCCCAAGATTCTCCCGGTCCGGGGAGATGTCCACATCATCGAAACGCATGACGAACTGCTCGGGCGTACCACCACTACCGCCTGGGTATTCACCGCTGCCCCGGGGCCGGGAGTGCTTCCCCGTTTGCTGGACGTGACCATCACCGGAATGGCGACGAATGGGATGAACCTCACTGGCGTCGAGGTGATAGACGATGCGTTCTATGCGCAGTCATGGTGGTGCCGCTTTGAGTGACGGCATGCTTTTCGATCAGCAGAAAATCTCCCTCGATGAATTGTTCAACATCCGAGATCCGGGCACGTACCTGGTCAAGGTGGAAGGTGACAGCATGGAGGGCGCCGGCATCTTCTCCGGCGACCTCCTCATCGTGGACAAGGGCATGGAGCCGGCCGAGGGGATGATCATCATCGCTGTGGTCGACCAGGAGCCGACGGCTAAATACCTGACTTTCGAGTCTGGGATGCCCGTGCTCCGATCAGCGAGCCCGAAGTACCCACCGCGGTACATTCTGGAGAACAACGACTTCGAGGTTTGGGGCGTGGTCACCTACAGCATCCGCGACCACGATAGGAATTAGAGATGGACTTCAAAGAGAGAGAATTGAAGATCTGGCATGACCTGCTCGACCATGAGGCCAGGCGCGAGTGCGCAACCGACCACTGGTCTGGTGAGTTGCTGGGTCACGCCAAGGCGATGCGCAGGATGTCCGTCATCGATGATGAGGAGTTGTGCGAACTGCTCGAGCTGGCCGATGCGGCATTCAGCCATGTCAATGAAGAGCTTGAGACCAGACGGTGGTTGGAGGAACAGCGAGGCATGGAGGAGGGTGAGGGTCGGCAGGACGCCGGAGATGGCGGGGAATTTTTTCCCCAAAACAGCGGGTGAACCTATTGAAAACAAAGGGTTGCGAAGTGACGTATTGTCACCCTTTCTTCATGGCGATATCGGGCTCAAGCGCCTGATTGGTAAGGGGAATAGCCTTATTCCATTGTAGTAGTGCGCTATTACCTGCCCCCGTCGAGCGCTACTACTATCAATTGAGCTCTATTGCACCGACAACAAAAATAACAAGGACAAAAGCCATGAGAGACCTGATGCTCGATCGTCGCCGCTTCCTGCAGGGCAGTGGCGGATTGCTGTTGGGAACCCTGTTGTTTACCTCCGGACCTATAGCATTGCTGGCGCCGAGCAGGACCTGGGCGCTGGAGATGAGCACGCTGGACAGCGCCACCGGCAGCAAGCTGTTGCTGGTGATCCGCAGGATTTTCCCCCATGACACCATGGAAGATGCCGTC